AGCTATTATAAATCAGGCAAGCCTATTTAGGGTATTGTCGTAAATACTCACCATAATTATAATCAATTTCCTTATCAAGATGCTTTACGTAATAAGTCTTGTTTTCAAGATCAATGCTTCGTATTGCATTCAACACTAAAGAATATCTGTACTTTAATATATCCCTTGAGAGAGATTCAGGAGTTTGATTTATGAATTTCAACATTTTTCTTTCTATCTTCGCTATGTGCTTGTAGAAATCAAACTCATCGGCGGATAATCCTTTCTTTATTGTCATTTTCTTTTTCCTTTCTTTGTTACTTTATGATCTAAAATCTTTTTCATGACGACTGAGAAATCAACCACGATTTCCGCTGGTTTCTTCAGCTCCTCGATTGACTTTAGTTCTATTGGTAGTTTTTCTTCTTTCTTCATAGCTTTATTCTGTATATTCGATTCTCGCCTTGTCATATTCTTCCCGTACTAAATTACAACAATCCGTTACTTCATAACGATAATCTTTGGTGTATTGTATTATTTCCTCCAAAGAACGTTCTAATACTCTATTGTTGTAATAGATTGAAAGAGGAATTAAAGCTTGAGAAGAATATTCTACATTCTTAGCAAACTCTATGCTTTTATTTATCAGCTCCGCTTCGTATCTGGACGCTTGGGCATGAGCTTCACATTTAGATTCCCAATCTTTCGATTCTCGGAATAATACTATATTGACTGTAACTGAAACGATCAACAAAACACTTAACGATACGATTAACTTTTTCATGATCTTCTGATTATTCCTTTCCATATCTCGCTTAATTCATTCTCCGATACTTCGATAGAGGTATCAGGACACATTAATACTAATTGTTTTGCGAAGTTTATATGGTCATTGCCAAACTCTCCCAAGCCTACGTTACACATTTCTTGCGCATCCGATAGATGACTCATAATAGCCATTTGTACTGATATGCGTCGAACTCCCGCCTCACGCTCCTTCAGATTTTCTTCAATACCCTTCAAGAATATATAACCTTCTGAACTCGGTTTGTATATTCTTTCGGAATTGGGATATGTACCTACAGAGTTTGCTTTTGTTAACGTACTCCATGATGACTCCCAAACCTTACCGCCATTCATCTCCTTGAGCTTATCATATATCTTGAGGCAATCTTCGGCATCCTTCTTGAGTTTTGAGTCTTCACTCTTCAATTGATTGAGAAGATAATTCATTAACTTTCCCATATTTTGTTTCTCCTTCTTTATATGTTTATTTTTGGTAAGTTAGATAAAATATTGTTAATTTCAAATAGAAAATGCTCCAAAGCTGTAATGGCTGCCTCTTCTGAGGCATATATTGAAGATTTTATAATTTTAAGTCTTTGTTCTACTCCATTAGAACAAGAATTCAAATATCTTTGAAAATACTCTATTCTTTCTATATAGAAAAACCAACCATATATTTTAGATAGAGAAACTTCATCACCTTTCCATATTCGATTTATCACCTCTTCAGGAAATTCTCCTGACAAATCTATTCCTCGAGATTCCCATATATTTCTTTTGATGAACTCTCCCGATATGGGAATCACTTCGGAAACTCTTTTCATATTTGAAATATCAAAAGGTTTGTTATTTAACATTATCCACATATTTCTAAATTTTATTTCTTTTTACAATAACTTTGGACATTTGTTGAATATACAACGCCTTGAGTTGTTATCTGGATGAGTGCACACGGGACGAGAGACTTTGGTAGTCGAATTTACTTCCCATTTCAAACAAGAACAATTTCTTTGTGTGGTCTTCGTCCAGACGGCTACGGGAGATTTTGTTATGTCAATATTTCTCATCTCTATTCCTCCCAACAGATACGTGCTGTAGCGACATATCCTTCTTCAACTTGACCCCACCCTTTTGCGGACTCAAAAGTATCAAAAATTATACCTGTACTCTTTGCAGTTGTTTCGATTCGATAAATGTTAACAAATCCAACATAAGTATCTTTGTCCATGAAGAGATCCAAAGAACCTTCTCGATCCTCTAAATATCTACCTTGATAATCAAAACTCGCAGGAGATTCGGAATCTTCATACTCTATCAAAGCTACAATGGGATAATTCCCCTTTGCATCAAACGTTATAATTCTCGCTCTATGTCCATCCCGAGTAATAATCGGATCACCGTTCTTAGCGGCTTCAAGATTAAATTCTTTCATGATGTTAAATTTTTAATTCTTTTTGCTATTATGTATAAATCTGTATATTTCTTAGTCTCCATCAAACGTTGATGAATTTGATAGAATCCTGAATCTTCCGATTCTTCAACTTTAGAATCTATTTTGTCAACCTGTTCTTTAGTTAGATTAATAGACCAAAACACTTCTTCAATAGGAGCAAGGAGATTTCTGTAAGACGAATAAAGATAACCTACCAATTTTCCATCAAACAGAACTCCTTGAACCGATTTGTTAATCTTAATCTCCTTTGCTTCTCCAAGGGTCATTCTTTTCATATCTTTATTTGATTAAATCAGTTGGAATACCCTTACCATATCTACTGAATAAAGCTTCGATGGTCTTCATGTCGCAAGACTTCGTTTCTCCAGCTTCGTTCTTGAAGAAGTAATGACCACCGTTATTCCAAATCCAAAATCCTTTAGAGATAAGTTTCTGAGCTTCGGCTTGAGCTTTTGATAATCCCTTAGCAGAAACTTTCGGCATAGCTTTCCAATCCTCCAACGTGAATTCCTTCTTCGGAGCGGGAGTAGCCTTTTTGCTTGCTCCCTTAGTAGTATTAGCTTTGGACGCTTTCTTGTTGGATTTTGCCTTAGTATCGGCTTCCTTCGGCTGTTTAGGAGCTCCTGGTTTTGCTCCCACTTTCTTCTTATCAGCTGGGTTAATTCTCCAGTCAAATTTACCCGTAGCGTATTCCGTCCATACCCAAGTCGGATGAAGAGGATGAACATCACCCACTTTGCGAGCAGTTTTAGGAGCTTTTACCTTCGGTTGTTTCTCTTCCTTAGCTTTCGGCTCTGCTTTCTTGCTATCCTTCTTATTAGCTTTGCCTGAACCAACTCCAACTTCTACCGTAGCTTTAGCATTCTGGGTAGCTTCCTTAATAACCTTCTTTTGATCGTCAGTCAGATTCTCTTCCTTAGCAATCTCAGATGCTAACTTTTTGTAAGTACTAAAACCTAATTCAGTCACTCTACCAAGATAATAAGCCTCTCCGCCATTCATCTCTATCATCTTCTTTCCCTGAAGAGACTTAAACAAACCCTTAGCAGCTCTTTGACTAAATCCCGCTATGGTTTGAAAGTCAACGTAAACCGTTTCCTCAAAACCTTCACCGTTATCATTTCTAACCAAAATTTCCAAAGCGGATTGTTCTTCATTGGTCAGCTTTACTTCTGCGGAAGCTTCTTCTTTCTCGGGAACTGAAAGTTGATCTACACGGCTCTTTGCTATGCAATAAGTTTCATAAGCTTCTTGATTAGACGCAACGCTACAAAAACTCTTTAAAGCTTCTACGTTATCCCAATTCTCCAAAATGTACTGAGCGGCTACTTTATTAGCTTTTGCAGCTGGACGTTTGCTTTTGGAAATTTTAGCCATTAAAACAGCCTTCATTTCGTTCAATCTTACAATACGAGAATCTAACATTTCGTTATTGATTTCGTTTACTGGGGTAGTTACTTTTGTTTTCATAATCTAAATTTTTAAATTGTTATTTTATATTTATTGTTTCTAACTTTATTAATCTTCCATCAACATTTCTCTGATAGTAGTCCAGAAAGAATAATATTCATCCGATAGTTCATCGGCATGTAATTGTGCCATTTCGATGCTACAGCATTCTCCATTAGCTTTGCACCAACTCATTCTTTCTTCAACGGTCATATTATCCCATTCGTTATATGCTTTATCGTAATCCATATCTTCAAGTTTTTAATTGTTATCATTTAATTACATTAGCGAAGATAGTGGATTTATTGATAACCGCAAAATATTTTCCAAATTATTTTTGGTAACAAGCAATAATTTAACTATTGCCACAGTTTTATTAACGAATCAACCAAAAAAAAAGAACCGATTCTCCCGAACCAGTTCCTTTTGGCTTGTACGTAATCTACAAACAAACTAATAACCATTCGTCCTGAACTCTTTCAAGACAGATTATGAAAATTGTAACTATACTCTATATAACTGGAAAAGGCTACTTTCTCAAGCAACCTTTTCTGCGCATAAAAACACAATTTAAAAATACAAATTATCTTTCAATTACAAAAATACCATATACGCTCGGACGCTTCCGATATAACTAATAACTTTGGTCAAAAAAAGGAGAGACTATTTTCGCAAACCGTCTCTCCTCCCACAACCTAAACTTGTGTTTACACTAAGATTTATATTATTTCTCTTAATACCGAATCCAAAAATCTTTCTTTTATTTCCTTTATCTCTTGATCGGTCGGTAGATGATTAAGGAACTGATTGAATTCCTTCATGGTAGCACCCGACTTGTAGAGCATATATTCATTTATATTTCGACTATCCTCCAAGAACGAAATTTTCTTGGTAAAAGGTTCATCCCGAAAGTAACCGAATTGAATAGCAAACTTATTCCGATTCCCTCGCTCTTCTACCGTAATATATCTGGTAAAAGAATCGGTATCTTTATTGTACTTTGCCGTTGACTGGAGAACGTAACCGTTGCGAACCCAATCCCGATTCTTATCCCAATGTTCATCTATCAGAATCCGTATCAATCGATCATCCAACTCTTCTACGGTATATTCGGAACTACGAGGAACTTTTAACCAACGATTCAGCCGAAAGGTATCAATCAAACGCTGACGGGTAGGACGAATCTCGTTACTAAAACAAACGAAACATAAAGCGACAACAAGAATTGTCAAAAGTAATGAAGCCATAGTATTTATAATTTTATTGTTAATTTATTTTCAGTTAACGGTATTTCTTCATAGGCAAAATCAACCGAAACGGCTCCTCTTGCTTCTTTCAATTCTTTTCGCAGTTCTTCCAGAAACATTGTAGTCATTCTTTTCTTAATAGTTTCCTTCGTACCGTTCGGCATATAATAAGTGATTCTATAAATCTTGTATTCACATTGAGTTGCCATATTTATCTTTTTCTTTAGGGTTAATCTGTTTGAATTATAACTGTTGCTTTATGCCTCAGGAGGATTTAAAATAATATTCTTTTTGCGAACCCAGAATGGGTCGCCAGGGACACGAGTAGCAATCGGCTCTAATAATCGAATATAATAACTTCTATCACTTTCCCCTAATACTTCGCAACGAGCACGATAAGAAGTAAAAGAATTTTGTCTAAAGTTCTTGACTGAATATTTATAGACGCCAAGAAGCGGTTTATCAAACGTTGTCATAGGCATAAGTTTTAGAGTTATAACTTTTGTATTATTTCTCCCAAGGTATCTTCTGGGTTACATCTTTCATTCCTTCCATCTTCACTGCCATAATAACTTCCTATCGTTGAGGTTTAGGCAAAACAGCAATACCTCCCTTTAGGTTCAAAATTACGGTTTGTCCTTCTATCTCATACATATAACCTATTGCCATTCCTCCTTCAGAACGTAAGGAATACTGAGGAGTTAAAGTGGGCAGTCCATGAGGTGTTCCTTCCGATTCTGTAGAACAACCTAATAAAACAATTGCTAATAAATAATAAAACTTTCTCATAACCAATTTTCTTTAGATTCTACACTATAATAACTTACATTGTCAGTAACTTTGTCTAATATTCCAATGACGTTAGCTTCTCGGGAAAGATCAATTAATTTTGCCCATTCCCTTGCTTCTTGAAAAGTTTTCGCTGGAATAGACTTATCGGAATACTTCTCAACATACCAAGGAGCAAAAGCGGCTTCCCCAAACTCTTGAACTCTCTTCATAGTCCAATGAGTCCAAAAGACTACGTATCTAAACTTCTTCGTTTTCATACCTTAGTAGACATTATAGAAAATACTATTGCTCCTATCGCCAGAATAACTATCCAAAATATCCTTCTCCAAGTCACTCTCACGAAAAGAGACAGAACAAGATAAAAGATAAGCCTAAACATTGACGCAAGGCAAAATACGGATAACATTAATAACCAAACTATTGTCAACATAACAATACCATTACGTGAATAAATGCAACATAGGGAATCAAGATAAAAACCCAAGCGACTATCTCTACAAACTTATCACATCCTATATAATAATCATGAAGCTTTATAGCAGCTCGCTCTTCTGGGGTAGCTACCTTGTGAAGAAGGTCTTCCTCATCTTCCTTCTTCTTTTGTTCCTTGTATTCTCTCATAATTTCTCCTTTCTAATTCAGCTTGATGTTCACTGAGTTCTCTTATCCACTCATAAGGAATATCTTTCTTTGCTTCCAAATAGCGGTTTATTGCTTCCTTGATCATCGTTATTCGTTCTTGAATTAACTGAACTTCCCAAAATCTTCTGGGTATAAGTCCCAGAGGCGGTTTCTCTATTTTCTCCATATCGTCTATAATATTTTGTAATTCCAAAATAGCGGAAGCGTCGTCGTCATCCAACGCTTCTATATCACATGGTTCCCAAAACTTCAAAACCTGAAAAACTGAATTCGACGGATCCTCATCACTAACAAGAACTTTCATTATTCTGATTAGATTGAGAGATGGACGAAAGTCTTCCAAGATTATTCCAGATTCCGGAATATTGAACGTTCGCTCAATTTCGATTATAAACTTATCTACATTCATGTCTTCGATTTTTCTATTAAACCTTGTAATTTACAAAAGGTTAAATAAAATGAAGCTTTGAAAGCTGCGGTGAACTTCCTTCCTGTTATTCTCTCAAAGCATTTTAAGGCAGAAGGCAAGGTGGAGAAATTATCTATAACGTCTCGTAACCTTTTTACATCCGGATATTCTCTTTCAACCGCAAAGGGCTTGTCTTTGCCTTCGGTGTAACGTATGATAATATTGTAATCATAATTACCCACCTTGCTACGAGCAAGAATCTTCTCTACTTCTTCCATATCCAAAATATTTTTCTACTTCCCACTGGGTAAGATTCCTGCGAATCAAACCCTTGTTTAATCTCTTCCCGCAACGGCAACAACGCTCTTCACTCCATAGGTCGTATCTCAGTCGAGAGGAACCGCCTTTGCGAAGTCGTACGTATTTTGCTTTAGCGTACTCCGTGATTTGCCGTTCGGATTCCGGATGACGACAAAAGACGCATAATATCTTTTTAATCCATTTCTTCATATTCTTCTCCTTCATCATATCCAATTCGTAGTCCTAAAGATTCCAAAAGCTCTAACACCTGTTTTTGATCTTGCATTTCCTCATCGCCTCGATAAGACGCAATATCCTCTTCTGATAACTCCATCGTGCCGCAAAGATCATAAGCTACTATTTCATTATCTATTGGGTCACGAGCCATGGAAGAATCTAACTGACGGAGAATCCATTCCCGAGGAGGAAACGAACCGCTGATGGTCATAGTAAACGTACCGTGAACGTGACTACCGTCTTCCCGAAATCCTATCCAATACACTATAAAATGCCTTAATTTCATTTACCGTCTATTGTGATTAACAATAAGAGAGTCAAAGAGAGTATTAGGAAGCAACGAGCAAAGTCTAAACTCACGCAGAAACATAATACTACATATAGGGCATAAAGTACGGCTATCGTGAGATAAAAGGTCTTGTTATTCATTACAGTTTATCTAATTTTCATACTCCTTCTATTTTCTCTCTTTTAAAGATGAATTGTAACCAACCGTTATCATCTTTGACTGCGGTTACCATTTCCCAACCTTCTTTTCCTAAATCATTCAAAGCGGTATCTAAATTTAGTTTACGTTCACGAAATATCTTATATTCCCAAGCCTTATGAAGAATAGGAAGATAAGACCTTTCCAAATCAGAACGTTTCCCGTCGTAAAGAAAGATTGTAATCTTGCGGAAAAAAGCTTCTAAATTTAATACCAAAACATCTGAATTGACATCCAAATACTTTAGGATATTATAAGAAGAATCAACCCTCTGGAATCTCCACGTATGTCCTCCACTCCGTTTCTCTACCAAGATTCCCGCTTCCAGATTGGCATAATGAATATGCCCAAATCCCTTTCCTTCGGGATGAAGTTCTTGAGGGAACTCTTTGAGATTAAAGCGGAGGCATAAACCGTACCAAAATTCATTTATATCCATACGTCCGATTTTAATCTACTACGTAACTACTGTTCGTATACATCTTCTCTTGCTCCAGAAGAATAGCTGAAGTAGAATCGATCAAGACTTGCATATGAGGATGATGATTCTCAGCAAGATATTTAATCATAGGTTCAGCCGCCTTTTCAAACTTCTCGTCCTTCTCTTCTTCCGTCCAAAGAACCTTTCCCGTTTCAGCGTCCAATAACTCATAATGGGAATGTTCTCCATTATCCACAAATACTTCCCTTACCAAAGGTTTTACTTTTAAGCTTTCCATAATTCTTAATTTTTAGTTTTAACAATGTTTTTATTTATCTCTCGTTTCACCAAATAGTTTCTTTTGCGGCTTCCTCTTGAGTGAATGCAAAGTATATTACATTCGTCGCATATAAACTTCGGTATAACTTCTCCAAAAGGCTGAAGAACTTCTTGATAGTATTTACAATAATCTCCCGCCTCGGGTTTTTCTTCTTGTAAAGGTTTTTCAGAAAACAGCTCGTTGAAATGAAAAGCGACTTTGTCAACCAAACGAGCTTTTACGAACGGACCAGTTACGGAATCATCTATACTCGCCCAATCCTTATATCCTTCCTCTTGAGCGGCAAGGTCTTTTGCTCTTTTCAATTTCTCGTAATCTTTCATACCATCTTCTTTCGGGAATTAATCCTAATATACTTTATCCAAACATAAGAGAAAACTTTGCGTCTCTCCAAATAGTTTACATCATCTTGATTAGCATATGCTTCTTCCTCAAAAGAAACGTCATAGTAAGCGTCTTCTTGTTTATGATGGAATAACCTTATGATTAAGTATTCCAGAGCGTACCAAAGGTAAAAACCTATTACAAAGGTTTCCAGAATCTGGCGTGAGTGAATACATTCATGACGCAAGGTACGAGGAGAAAGTGCGTCCAACTTGGTAAATAGAATAAATCCCAATACGTTACACGTACTATAATCCCCAAAAGGGAACCATGAGTTTTTGATTATTATCATTTGATTAAACAGATTAATCTATTAGTTAAGTGCCATTCAGAGACATAGTAATAAGACTGATTTAAGGGAGAATGAACTAATTCAGTATCAGCATACATGAGAGGTTTCCAGCCCTGAAATTCGTTAGGGAAAGAAATTAACAAATAATAACTCTTTGAATTATGATAACGTTTCGTATATCCTACGATCATTCCTTTTATAACCGAAGAATATTTATGTTTCCGGAAATAGACTTCTTTGCCTAAATTAGCTATTGCAAAATCCTTCAAAGCAGTACTGACTTCTATTTCTACAATTTTACCGTCTATTATAATGCCATTGCGAAAATCGCTTATTCCTACGTTCCAAAATGCACGATTCAAAGGCGAATGAATTAACAAAGTATTATGGTTCTCTAAAAAATCTGGATCCCATCCAAACTCATCGTCGGTAAGGGAAATAAGAACCTTATAGCAATCGTTCAATTCAAAATAGGTATAACCCACTATCATTCCCCATACATGACCTTCTGGTCTGTCACTCTTTATCTCTATTTCCTTGCCAAGATTCGCCAAGGCAAACTCCTTTAGATTTATCATACCTCTTCCTCCTCTTCTTTTGTAAAAATAAACCTACCACCTACCACTATTCTGAAATTCCTAAAATAATTCATATCTACATTCCAAAAGGAAGAGTTCAAGGGAGAATGAACTAAAACGTGATTTGAAATATGCAATTCTTTCCAACCGCACCAAGAAGAATTTTCAGGGAAGGAAACTAATACACCTCCAATATCTTGATATGGCGCACCGAATTGGGTATAGCCTACTATCATACCCTTTACCCAGGAAGGCGAATCTCGGTAAGGTTTCTTTAGCTCAACCTCTTTGCCCAGATTCTCTTTAGCAAATTTTATTAAATCCATATTATCTGATTTTAAAAGTTAATTGTCATTACCGTTTCGAGGAAAACTTTACCCCTTACAGAAAACTGCCCGTTACCCAGGAAAGTTCTCAGAACCGATTTTTCGGAAAAGGTTTATATTTATTACTTCCCAAAAGAAAAAGAACGTATCCTCGGTTTTGGTACGTTCTTTATAACTCTGCCTTGCCCGTGCCCTTAGATCAGAGTTTCTTTCCGGCTCCCTTAGTCTTACTGGGAGGAACCTTATCTTTTGCTACAGCGAAGTTACTACCTCGAGCAGCATGCCTATTTAACGGCTCATAATCCTCGGTAGCGGGACGAGAGTTATCCACATAGGTAGACGTTCGTTTCTCCAAGTCTTCCCTTTGTTTTCGTATCTTTGCTAAAAACATTTCTTTTACCGTTTGAGCTTTATTGCTTTCTTCAGGTTCAACGGGTTCTGCTTCTACGTCTACTATATCGTTTCGTTCAGCGTTGCGTCTCTCTATTTCCCCAAAATCATAATTAGTCAGGGAAGGATAAGAAATCTCGGCATTGGGATCAAAATCTCCTGAGATATGTACGAACCGATTATAGTAGGAATTATGTAAACCCGCAATCAGCTTGGAAGTATCGTAATTCATTCGGGCAGCGACACGACCCAATATAATCTCTTTGAGGTTTATAGTCTTGAGAACTTCTTTCTGAAGATGAGCGTTGATCTCCATATTAACATTTACGTCCAAAGCTCCGTTAACATTTAGTATATCTCCCTCAGATTCTTTACGTATTTGCTCTAACGTTCGGAGCATAGCGGTATAAGCGTCTATTCCATTCAGCGATATATAACGAGCTTTCATCTTCGAGTACATCCAAGCCAACTCTTCCAATCTCGGTCTTTTATTATAAAGTCTTACATCGGCTATCTTATTACGGAACTCTTCTCGCTTTCGTTCTATCTCCGCAAGATTGTTTTTCATTACTTCCCGTACATCATCTTCATCTACGGCTATACCGTCATCCTCTCCCAATATCTTTACTACCTCGGCTACGGTAAACATTCTACCCAATAGTTCTACTACATCTCCCTCAAAGGGCGTATATCGCTTTGCTCGTTCCTCATTTGTCTTGCGTCCAGACCTACCGTATGCTGTTGCCTTTGCTGAATTCTTTTTCATCAACATACTATTGTACTTCCGCTTCATCTCCATTATTATCTCTTGTTCCTTGGGGCTCAAATGTTTAATCAAGCCTCTTAGACGATGTGGTAACATTCCCAAAGATAATTCTTCCCCTTCGGAGGTGGTATACATCTTGTTCCTCAGGGTAGGGTGATTTTGGTAAGCAATGAATTTATAATAAGCGGTACGATTTACTACATCCGCTGGGATTGGGTACTTAACTGCCATAACAATATTCTTTTACATTTTTTTACTAAGGTTCGCCTATTTAATATTTGTTGTTGGAGCGACGACGTTGATTATTCTTTGTTACTATTATCGGTCTTCCTTTTAGTACAGTCTTTTTTACGTATATGATTACCCGATAATCTACAAAAGGCAGTACGTCTTCTACGGTTTTCTGAACTTTGAATTCGGCTTGCTCGTCAATATACCGTTTGATTTTCCCTTTGTTTCTTATTGTTCTTAGAAACAAACGGTATTGACCTTCCTTATCCCTACAAAAAGTTATATCATTTCCGAAACGTTTTAGGTTGTATAATAAATCATAGATAGTCATTTCCGTTTTCCTCCCTTGGAATGATTTAACCTCTTTATTGCATCTTTGCGAGAATACGCTTCTATTTCTACTCCCTTTACAATGTATTTCCGCAATATACGTTTTTCTTTTACCCGATAAGCGGGATTGTACGTGCCTCGCTGAAGATGATAACTGTTACGGGTAGCGTAGGCGAGCGGCTCGGTATTACAGGCAGCTATGGCCAGCGACAAAAGTTTTAGACGGGTTTTAATATTCATCTTTCATCTCCTTCCTTCCAATAGAATAATTCGGGATACAGATTCTCCATTTCCTTCCAATTTCCCCGGAAATCCTTCAAACGATAAATAAGATTTTCTATAAGATCGTGCCCGTTTTCCGTTTTCTCCGAATCATATACTTTCAACAAAGCAGAGAAATAGTGTACGTCTCTTCGGACCGTTTCTTCTCGATCGTATTCTTTGTTACGGAGATAGATTCCTATATTATAAGCAAAGGAAAAATTGGAAAACGCTTTGAAACGTTCCGCAAGGTCTTCTAATCCACGGAGAAAACGTTCATGAAACTTTATAGCCGCATATTCCTCTGGGGTGGTTATGTTGCGGATAACTTCCTTACCTTCTTCTCGGAGATAGTAATAAATTTCTTTCTTGGTTCGATATTCTTCTCTACATTGAATATCATAAAATTTTGTTCTCATAATCTCTATTTGATAAGTTTTTCATTCTTGCGGTGCGGTTGACACCGACGAGGAAAAGACGATTTTAATACTCCGATTATGTCAAACTCCTCTCGACGCAGGTAAGAAGCATCTTCTAACACTTCATATAAAAGTCTGCCCTCCATATCAGAAGCAAAACCAGCAATAGTATAATGTTTTCCTGATTCGTGTTCTTGGATAACGTCTCCTTTTGCGGGCTTCAGAAAGTTTATAAATTCGGGATCATTTTGTATACGATCTGAATAATCGTCTTTAGAGATAATATCCCTTCGATTCACTTTTATTCCCGAACATGCCAGAAAGTGTTTATGTATCTCTTCAACAAACCCAAACCACTGACGATTATCTTGATCTCTGTAGGAAATACAAGTTCCGATAGCGGGATCATCGTTTGGTGGGGTTTCCTCTTCTTGGGGACCTTCCAAAGCAAAATACGTGGTAATTCCTACTTTCGGAACTATTCTCCATCCCTTTGCTAAATATTCGTTCAATACCGCTAAATCGGAATCGTTTCTCACCGCCAGAACCTTTTGAACGGTTTTCATATTATTATCCTCCATACATTTCTTCTTTATTGATTACTTCAATTTGTGATACGGTATGCCACGTTTCTACCATTGTTTGGTATTTGCGAACTTTGAAAATAGGCATCCCTCTTTTATTTCCGTCCGCATCAATATATTCTTTGCGATAAACGGTTGATATAAATCCGTGATAAGTCTCTGAACCGTCTTTTACTTGAACCATGCGTTGACGATAATAAGCTTCAAATAGCTGATGTGATTTACAGCAAGTGTCTGACGTTGGTTCTCCATTTGCTTCCGTTTCTTCATCCCACGTTAACCAAACAATAACCCGTGGAACTATTCCGGAATCGGAAGCAAATTTAACATCTTTGATCCTCCAGCCTTCTTTTAACAAAGGCTCTATCTCCCGAAATTTAGGATCAGTACACGTTACCAATTTTTCTTTCATATCTATTTTTGGTTATTAATTCTCCTAAAATGCGTAATACCTTCTTGTCGTTTACAACCTAAAGACCATCCGCCCAAACGGGCAACCGCTGGAGGATTGAATGCCATATAAGGTTTGTCAAATCTCATAGTTTCTATTTTACCATACGACAATACTTCTACGACTTCACCGTCTTCAGGCATATTGGTAAAAGACCATTCTTCAAATCTTATTGGAATTTGATTTTTGTCTGGATTAAAACTCATTTCTATTTACAGTTTTTCATCTTCTCCGATAGATAAACGAATGAGGTAATTTCCCCACTCTAAATCTTGGGAAAGATCAATGGTTACTTTATTTTCTTCAACATAAGGAAGATCAACAAAACGGGTTTTGCCGTCTCCTATTTTCCAACGTTCCGTTCCGTCTGGAAAGAATACCTTTGCCAACTCTTGACGTTTTAGAATAGGATTGTAATATTCCCATTTTTCTACTCTATCCCTTCGGGGAATTACCTTAACTTGTTTATTCATTGTTTCTTTCTTATTTCATTCCAACAATTTTTACAGAAAATCTTTCCCGTTCCGTGCTGCCCGAACATTTCAAGACGAGGAAAACTTCCTCCGCAAGAATCGCATTTATGTAAAGGATGTTGATACCCCTGAGGAGCGTTTTCATAAATGCCGTCAAAGTCTAAAAGAAGTGAAATAGGATATCCTTCTTCTGACAAACGCAAAAATCTTTGATCTTCTTCTACGTTGAAAACTTTTATTCCCAAAGATTCACTCCCCAAACGAGTTTTATCTATCAAAATAGAATTATCTCTTTTAAAGCAAAATCCAGCACTTACGGGTATGAAGCCTTCCCCTATCTTTACATCGCAATGATTTATCGTCTCATTGAAGATAATGGGCATTAGCAAATACTCTTTCTTGAATATTATATACTTCATTTTATTTCTTCGATTTTAAAGTTAGCTACATCGGGATTGATACCACCTACCCAAGACATAAGTTCTTCCCGAGTCATAAGTTTCTTCAATCTCCGAATGCAGTGATACCAAAGATAACCTTGCCGAGCGTCCACGTAAATTATTTGAGCGACTACTGTTGTCGTGGCGTCTTTCAGTTCTACTACCAAACGTTTCTTTTCCGTAATCTGGGAAATGATTTCATCTACCTTCTTACGATCCATTCTATCTCTTCTTGACATTGCTTCTACATATTGACGATTCTTTTTCAATCGTCGATTTATACTCACAATTCGATAAGCACAGTAAGCTAAACAAACTACTACTATTATCATTTTTACGATTTCATTTTCCATGATATTTTACAATTTTATTCGATTTTCCAAAGTAAATTTTAATTTTCGAGGCAATCTTTTCATACAGCCGATAATTTGTCGATATTCAAAAACAAAAATAAAACCAATCCTAATGTTGATATGAGAAAAAGAATGCAATAATATTTCCACATAAACATTTCCTTTTTCAATCGAACTATTTCTTTTGCTTGATTAGATTTAAGTTGAGGATTTACTGCTTCTTTCTTTTCCGGCAAAGGTATTTGATTCTCGATTATTCTCTCCAATCTACTTGCTTCTAAATTCTCCAAAATTTTAAAAGCGTCTCCAATAGCCTGATTCTTTTTGTAAGAGTTATAAACAGGCATAGCAATTTCATTCATGCGAGATAATAATTCCGGAATAATTCCATACAAATCGTATCTGGTATGTCCGTCCATCGGATAGAATTTACCATAACAGGAACCAGTCTTTTCTACTTCCGTGACCAAAGTATTAGTTCTTGGTCTTACTTGCCAAGCAAATTGTTTCCCAGTAGACGTAAAGATGGTAATGATATAAATTCCGTCATCCACAGAAGCGAAGTTGTCCAGTTCTACTTTTCCGGCAAGCAAATGGGTTAATATTTCTCTTTGAACTTCTTCTTTAGCTACTATCACGTCCCATTTAAAGCTTTCACACTCCGCATGTTTTCTTCTTTTAACCATATTCCTTAGTATTTTATTGGATTTATAAACTTTGTAAAAAAGAAAAGAGCTACTTTCTCAAGCGACTCTTTTCCCGACACGACTAAATGCCTTGTGAATTTAAAATAAAAAAGATACAAAATGCTTATTCGTAATAATATAACTTTGCTAAATTTCTTCTACTTCATCAAGTCGATTCGTTTTTTCAAAGTAATGAGATAGTCATGCATTTGTATTTTTTGAAGCTCCATCAGAGCAATCTGATCCTCTCCAGCGATATCAATAGCGTCTTTTCTTCCAAGGAATAAGACTAACTTATTATGTTTTCCCATCAATTCATCATATTCGATACGCAAGCGGTCAAGAGGCGTATCAGCTACCTTATATGTCCTCTCAAACATATCTTTTGAAATCCATGATTCTTGACCATTGTCATAAATTACATGATAACCTTCGATAGAACTGCAATTCTTCGAAGTTACTGCATTAATTTCAATGAGGTTATTTTTAAAAGCCTCTTCCATTGTCATAGGTTCAGCGTTAATTGACGCTACTCTAATATACTTTTTCATATTTATATAGGATTATTGATTAAATAACTAACAAAGAACTTCTCCAAGATTGAATTTGATCTGGAGCATTGATTAACATTTGATCTACGTCTATTCCCCACTCAATGCTTTGAGAAATTAAATCAACAATCTTATCTGATAAACTTTCCAAAGTGATTAGCGTTTGCTTAATATCCGGATTAGTGGAGACGGTTGCATTAGCGGTGGTTTCGGTTGGTATTTCTCCTCCGCTCGTTTGAGTGTAACTTATCCGATAGTTTATGATTTCAGAAACAAGAACAGGCATAAGTTTAATTGCCGCTGAAACGTAATCCATTCCCATCTTAAAACGATTGAACGTTTGCTGGAAAGCGTCTTGTCCTATCAGATAATTATAGTTCAATTCAAAAGCCGCTTTATATTCATCGCTATTAGGATCCATTCCATATTGTTCTAAACCTGCGGTAACAATACTTTCGGCAACACTCTCAGGACTTAACGTATCAAACGATAAGTCCCCCAGAGAGTTATTTATCAATGCTTCTATTGCCTTCAAAGCATCGTCCCGATTACTTGTTGCCATACGTATTGAAGAGTTTAGAAAGATATTGATGACCTTCGGTTACCAAACCTTGTAATACAGAAGGGTAAATTCCCCCCAGAGAAAGAGTGTCCAGCTTACTTACCGCTTCCGTGAACATTACTTTCAATTCTTGAACTTTTACATAATTAGAGAGACGATTGGATATATTCGGAGAATTATAGAAATATTCTGTAGCCTGAGTGGAAGATATTTCCGTCAATTGACCGTTCATATCTATCGTATCTTTAGTTTTTAGAGTAGAATTGATGTAATTTACCGTTCCATCAGGATCAATGCTTTCTACAAAGTACGTTTGTTTGACTCTCCCCATAGAGAAAGAAATTACTTCATCTCCTACTTTCAATTTTACAGGCAGAAACTTATGAATAAATTCCGTTGATAAACAAGTAAAGGGATAAGAATCAGGCGCAGCAGAAATAGGCAAATATTCCACTCCATCAGCCCAGAATACATTATCAGAAGGACCATATTGTTTAATCTTACAAAATCCCGTTACTACATATTCTTCTCCTTGAGAAGTATAATGATCATTTATTACTATTTCCATACTTTTCCTCCATTTGCTTTTCAAAATTTTCTATCTCTTTTCTATCTTGATCGCTTAACATGTTTAATAAGCTACTTGCGTCTTTATTGAGAAGAAGGTTTTGATATTCTCTTTTTTGTTCGGGCTGTTTAGCCCAGGAAACTTGTTCTACCTCCATTTCATACTCCACAAAGACGTATTTTTGTTTATTTACAAAATTATTGTAATAATGGATGAAGATATTAAACATTATCACATCTTTGTATTTTGTAAATCTTTTAGCATATTCTGGCCAAAAGGTCAGACTTGGTCCATTATCTCCGGACGTTGGAGAAATAAGATGTTGAACGTATTGATAACGTCCTTTCTCGTCCGGCAATTCACTTCGCAATAGAAAGAAATTAGCTCTTTGTTTCTCCATTCCTTCCCTCCTTTTTCTTTGAGTTATCACTCGGTTTCTTCTCCTTCACTTTAGGAACTGGAATAGGATTCCTTGGAGCTTGATGAATTGATTCTTCTGCCTTATTCAGATCATCTTGATAGGCTTTTTCTTGAATATCTTCCATAACATTTAATTTATAATGATTTTTCCTTTTATATCTCTTGTAAAAACATTTCCCCAAACGTAAATCAACTCCCGTTTAGCACGAGTGAGAGCGACATATTTTAAGTTATTTTCTTGTTCATACTGCCACGGTTGAGTAGCGTATTTACTTGGAATTAACTCTGGGGATAGAAAGAATATCCGCTCATTCTCCAGACCTTTTGCTTTATGTATAGTACTTAGTAAGATTCCCTGTACTTCGTCGGTAAAGATGCCTTCAATCAGTTTCTTCAACTGAGCGACCGTTCCTACTTCCTCCATAAGACATTGTATAACTTCTATCTTTTGATTGAGTATTTCAGTTTTAGGATGAAGAGACGGTTTTGAAACTCCTCGACTACGCAACTTTTTCAAGAGACGGTTTTGCTCTATTTCCAACATTACATTTAACCCGTGCAATGTCTTTGCTCCCGTCTTACTGATAAGGCTCAGTATTCCTTCTCCGATTTCTTTTCCACGTATCTTTGACTTTATCTTATTTTTCATCAACCAGAGATAAGCTTGAACTAATGGTTTGAGATTTCTACAAACAATCCAATCCCCCTGTTGAAGCTCGGTTAAACTTCCCGACCTCACTTCTCCTTCTTCTGCATTAGGAGCATAAGATATTTGAGGTACTATGGCTTGAGCTTCTCTTACAATCGCTTTAGCGCAACGATAAGAAACGCTCAAAGGAAGGTTTAACGCTTCTCCATTTATCGTCGAAAGCTTTTCATAAGATTCAGCATCTGCTCCCGCAAAACCGTATATCGCCTGACGCTCGTCTCCTACCGTAATTAATCTTCCTCGACGATTCAAAGCGTTTTTGATAATAGCGTGTTGAGCTACTGAAAAATCTTGACTTTCGTCGCAGAATACATAATCATATTTCTTACAACGCACGATAGGATCAACAATAGGTTGATAAATCATATCCATGAAATCGTATTGAGCTTTGTCTTTATTCATCAATCGAAAGACTTTCATTGCGATTTCGATTTCCAATTCACCTACATTTAAATCATAATGATCCGCCAATTCTGCAATTTCTTTTGCATCCAAAGAAGTTAGATTACAACGCATAAGGTCTATGATCTTGGGGATAATGTAAAAGAAATAACCTCGCTTCGTTGCTCGTATCTCTTCCTCATATTCTTTAAGCACCTTTTCCACCTTGCCTAAGCATTTATTAGGATTCATCTTAGCTCGGTTACCATAGCGACTTAAAATTGATCTCCAGCCATAAGAATGTATTGTCATTATATCTATTCCATCCCGTCTCTCTATCCTATCTTTCAACTCATCAACAATCGAATTATTAAAAGCAAGGAATAAGGCGGTTTTATTCTTAGGAATAAATTTCAATAGCTCCAATAATACTGTAGTTTTTCCTGAACCCGCTACGGCTGAAATGTTTAAGTTTTGGTCCGTTTCTTTGAAGGCTTCATAAATAGCTATTTGATACTTCGATGGCTTCATTCCTATCTACTCGCTGAACCCCATTTAAACCAAGGAGTATGAGTAGAAAAATCCATTCTCACTACATTCCCCCTCTCCATTACTTCTCGAAAACGAGCCAACAAATTGCTTCGATCTGGTTGAGCTCCGTTTATTCTTAGAAAGTCGGTTATATTTATTCCTTTGATAGAATTAAAATCTACCGACATGGCAGGTGATTTGAATGCCTCTTTAAACTCCATAACCGTAAAGTAAAAAGCTGAATTGTCGGGATTGATAATTTGAAGAATGGTGTGACCTTCTTCTATCAAAGTCTCAATCGCTTTTTGATGTTGATTAAATGATCCAATTTCCATTTTTAAAATTCTCCTTTTTCTTGATAGTATCTAATCATGTCTTTCATCCGCTTCAAACTACGGGAATACTGCCCATTAGTCACGTCCGGATTCTCTTCTAAAAACTCTGAAGTCTTCTGACCGTTTAGACGGCTGCGAATGATTCTCATTTCTATTTCACTGAAGTTAAGATTTTCCATAAGAGCTTCCATAGTATCGGGTTCACGGTTATCATGCAATTGCGGGTGCATAGTGGCGATTGCGTCGGTCAATTCCGTTTGAGAGTTTTGTAATTCTTTTTGATAGTCTCGGTAAAAATTACGAGACATTGACTTGTTAAAATAAAAATAAAAATTATTTGTTTTGCTGACTTTAAACTTCTCCACGCACTTATCAAACATAACATAGCAATCCGCTATCATTTCGTCATGCGTAGGAATTTCCCGACAAGGCGTACCATTCAAAAGGTTAGTATAATTACAAATGTTCTTCTTTACTACGTCTTTCATCATTTTAAAGATAAACATTTTGTATCCCTGAATAGTCCGTTCGCTCCTTCTTCCTCGAAATTTAATCCTCAATAAGCATTTATTGATAAACGCCACTTTGTAGTGAAAATCTCTCTTAAACAATGCACCCTCCAAGCTCATATGCCGCTCCCTTCTGATTACTTGCCTAAATTCTTCATTTCCTTCATAGCCTTATCCATTAAGTAGTCCTTCCGTTCCTTAACGTGAGAATCAAAATGGTCATGGCTACGTTTCTTCAGCATCTCTCTTTTCTTTTCAGGAGAAGCACTGGAGTATTCAGCTATCGCTAAATTTTTCTGAGAAAGGGGGATGCCTTCATTGGGATTGATTTCTTCCCTTTCCTTTCCGCAAGATGGACAAAGGGAATTTTCTCCGGTTAACTTACCGTTTATGTACTTATAGGTTTCATTGCTGTAAAATTCGATTTCTTCGAACTTTGAGCATTGTGGGTTATTACATTTATATCTCATGGCATTATTTATTTTAAGTTTTCTTGTCTTCGGGCATATTCGCAAATTAAAAGCGAGTCAGAAGTCGCCAAAGTTATCTTTCCAACATACGGAAATAGAGTTTGAGCTTTAGACTTGAGCTTATTTTTCCAAAAAGTTTTAGTTTTATTTCCTCTGGTTCCTAATTGAAGTTCCTTTTGCCACCTCTGGGGTGTAACTTCAACCGTAGGTATTTTCAATAAAAAAAGAAGCATTTGAAGATGACCTACTCCATTGCCGAAGTTGAACATAGCAGAACCTGACATCCCAGGAAGTCCTCCCACTTTCTCAATATAGCAAACAGAATTTTTAGAATAAATCTTTATAAACGCAGCAATCTCCTGCATCGTAGGAGGCATTACCGACATGTCTATAACTTTTTGTTTATCAACGGAATAAATTACAATACCGCCATTGTTTCCCGGATCAATGGCTATGATTTTTCTATCTCTGAAAAATTTAATACGATCTCGATTCTCCATATATTAAATAAGTTTACACTAACAACTTTTATTAGATGTAAACGTTGGAGCAATTACACGTATCTACTTACATCTCCGCTTTTGATAACATAAAGCTTATTCTCATTGTTGAAATTATCCGAAACGTTTTGGGTTATCATCAGAATTGTTATACCCATTTTTTCAAGAATCTTGATAATATTTTCTTGTCCTGTCGTATCAATCCCAGGAAAGCACTCATCTAAACAAAGCAAATTCAAACCCTTACCGTTCGTAGACATATTTATAAGATGCTGAATACCCAGAATACCCGCTATATTGATGCGTCCCCTTTCGCCTCCGGATTTTCCTAAAAATGGTTCAGCATTTATTCCATCATTCAAGGCAAATACGTCTATCTTTTCTCTTACTTCTCCGGAACGCAGAATTGTAAATCCGTTTATCAAAACAGATAAGTCTACTCCAAATTTTCTAAGGAAACTATTGGTTATACCTTCTATGACTTTAATAGACTTATTAGCCAGATAAGTTGAGAATCCCGTCTTGCCCATATAATAGCTCCAGTAATTGATCATTTCCAATTCACCGTTAACTTTTTCTGCCTTCTCGGTACGTTTATCTATTTCTTTATCGCACTCCTCTATACGAGCATTCAAACTATTGAGCAACTGATTATCTTCCTTCTTCTCTTTCAAGGCTTTTATTTCTGCACCCCATTTCTTGATTTTTCTTTCAATATCGGTTATATCTTCCGAAAGGTTTTTCTTTTCTTTGATCAGATCATCCTTCTCTTCTACCAGACCTTCAACAATTTCTTCGGCTCGGGCAGCTTCCTTCATTTGCTTCTTTATCGCTTCCAGTTTTTTATTCTTAATCGTTAACTTTCGATTCAAAGCATCCATCTCTTCTTTTGCTTCTTTTAAAAGAGTTTTTGCTTCTTTCACTGAAAGACCTAATTGAGAATCTTGAATAAACTCAGTTTTACATTTCGGACAGGTAACAGATTCCGCAAGTTCATCTTTAATAGCTTTCAAAGCTTCTTTACTTCCCTGAAGTTCTTCTTCGATTTCTTCGATTTCTTTTTGAACTCTCAATTTATCTTTTTTCAAAAGGCTGGAATCGGGCACGGTGATAGCATCTATTTCTTTATCCTTCGTTGTCAAAAGAGTTTCTATTTTCTTCAAACGTTTCTCGTTTTCTTCCTTTTCTTCACTTTTACGAATCATCTTCTCTTTCAGAGCTTTTATTTCTTCCTCCGTATCATCATTAGAAAGCACTTCCTGACGTTGCTCTTCTAATAATTCTTTCTTATACGTATATTCCCCCAGCTCTCGGTCAATCTCATTGTATTCTGCCTGTTTTTGCTTCTTCCGACTACTGAGCTCCTCCAAAGCTGGATTAATCATATCCGCAGACGTAATACGGTTCATAACCTCCTTCTTTTCAGAATCTCCAGCAGTAAAGAAAGTGTATTTATTATCTTGCCCTATGATAAAATAACGAATCAAATCCTCTCGGCTCACCCCAATAAGATCCATTATTCTCTTATTAGCTTCATCAACCGAAGTTAAATTGGTATTCAACACTTCGTTCTCCCATATCTCAACTTTCACAGGTTTATTAGAACGAAAGAACTGACGGCTGATTTTTAACTTTTGCTTTAGAACATCATTCTGAAGGTGAAATATGATCTTACAATCTTCCGAATAGCGATTAATGAAAGATTCCTTTTTTATGTCTCTCAAAGATTTATTTGTTAATGCTAAAACAATAGCTTCAAAAAGGGTTGTTTTCCCCGCCCCATTGTTATCCATACCTCGGTCAGTTTCATTCCTTCCGAAAATAACAGTACAAGCATTATTTTTAAACTCATAAATAGATTCTCTATGAGCAAATAAATCATATATTTCAATTTTTATCGGATGCCACATTGCTGATATTCTTTATTAAATCAAGTCCATACTTCAGTTTATTCCCCTTTATCTTTTGCTCTTTACAGAAAGTCAAAAAGTCTTTTGTTAAGGTTTTCTTGTCATAAGATAAAACCGCTTCCGATTCGCTTATTTCAATTGCCTCCGTGGTTTCTTCTGCCTCGAATTTACAATCGAATCCTAAACGGGAAAGCTCCGTGATGTTTACCTTTTGAGCGTCTTCCTTCTTTCCTCGAAATAAAAGACGAATATGATCATACTTCTCTCCTTGGTACTTTTCTATTACATTTCTCAAGCTTTCTTGATCATTAATATCCAAAACTTCTTTTATATACTTTGGAAACTTTGATGGAACAAACTCAATCGAAGCGTCATCATAAATAAGCGTAAAGCCCTTATCAGTTATATTTTCACCATAATTATTCTGATAAGCAGAACCTGTATAAATTACGTTCTTTGCTAACTTAGAAGCATTATGATAATGTCCTATCAAAACCTTACTATAATTTTCAAACATTTTGGGTTTAATCAAAGAGCTTACCGCTGAACCATCATTATTTACTACTCCATCAAACCCAGAGTGAGTTATCATTATCACAGGAGTTTCCTCATCAAAATCCTTCTCTATAAAAGAACTTTCTACCAAAGCATCCACTCTTTCAAATTCCTGAAGCCAAACGTCATCTCCGAAATAAGGAATAAATACAAAAATCACACCATCCAGATACCTAAAAGCGGCTGAAGAATAAAGCTTCAGACTTTTATCTCCATAAACGTCCAAATAACTATCTTCAGCATTTCCATCCGTTTTATCATGATTACCAGGAATAACGTGAAGTTCTATCCCCTCTTTAGTTAGCTGTCGGAGAATCTCTCTAAAATCTTTAAGACAAGAAAGCGGCTGACCAGAACGATTGGTGAATACGTCTCCGCCACAGATTATACGATTTACTTCATATTTCTTACAAAGTTCGATGAGCTGGTTAAATATCGACTTTACCAACTCACCGTTATCCTTGTCTAAATGTATATCTGTAACGAAAATAGCAATAGGTTGTTTATTTACAATTTTCTTCATATACTACAGTTTTCCCTTATAAACGTTGATTTAGTCTTCTTCCTCTTCTTCGGCATACTTCATAAGACTTTTTCTCAATTCGATTAAATCTCCTTGCATTGACTTCTTTATCTTGTTATGAAGTACATTCAGAAATTTATTATGTTCCTGATAATGCTTGAATAATTCCCGAGGAGTGCTCCAACTTAATTTCCCATTCAGGAAACTTACTTTCTTTTTTCCTTCCCTTTTCAAAATTCCCGTTTCTACCGCATACTCAATATCCTCCTCAGAAAGAATAATACCATAGCCCAAAAGGATTCTTATATCAGTTTTCTTTCTACTGCCAAAATCGTTTTTTATGACCTTCACTTCCGTAGTTTGAGCTACTTCTATTTCATCAATCTTATCGTGTCCCTTCAAAGTCATAGAAAGACGCAAAGTAGGAAGCAAAGATACCCATTCTCCGCCTGTACTTTTACGGGTAGAAATACCCATGGTACTTTGTTCGTACTGATGATTAAGCATAACAAAGTGAATGGTATTGGTATACATTTCTGACATGATAAACTTAGCAAACTTCTTCGCTTCCTTAGCAAAAGCCATCATCTTTTCATTCTTCAGTTCTATGTCTTCTACGTCCGTACCTTTTTGAAGTTCCTTATCTAACTTCTTCATATTCTCTTCCATAGTATCCAATTCAGATTTTGATAAGGTAGCTCCTAAACTATCCCAAAGAAAGAAGAATTTAGGCTTTAATTTACTTTCTGATAATATTTCATTAGCATCCGTGATAAGTTTCTTCACTTGCATAAACATCGCCTCTACATATTTTATCTTAACGATAATGATATCATTGACAGGCAAACCTAATTGAAGAGCGTAATCTTTATTGTCTCGATTTTCACTGGAAAGTATAACGGCAATTCCATTCTCAGGATTTTCTTTCAAGAAATGTTTCATTGACATCAGTCCAAGCGTAGTTTTACCACTACGGCTTTTGCCTGCAATTTCTATAATCCCCGTAGGTAGTCCGAAAGTTCGTAGGTTATAATCCAGTGTAGGACTGCCCGTATGTGCCCAGCTCTTCACCTCGTTGAACCCATCCTTCTCCGAAAACTTAATAACGTCTTCACTGTTGAACTTCTTGACTATTTTGTCTATAAATTTGTTTCCCATATTAAATAGTTTTTGTTTAAATAAAATAAGCCAACGACTTTACACCGCTGGCTTATCGAACTCACTAAAAGACAGACATTACTATAACATTACTATTTTTTACCTTTTAGCCTGTTCTGAATATCCTTCAGGGATAACTTTGCTTTCGGCTTTTCTTCCTCTTGCTCTTCCTCTTCCTCCTCAGTTTCTTCCTCTTCTTCGGTTTCTTCTTCACCGCCCATAGCTTCACGGATCGCTTCACGAATATCATCGTCCGACATAGATTTCTTGACCGTTACTTCCAGATCATTGTCTTTGATATACTTCTTCAATTCGCTTCTGTCCAACTCATCCAGTTCGTCACCGTCTTCAGCAGGAGTTTCTTCTTCCTCTTCCTCCTCAGTTTCTTCCTCTTCTTCGGCTTCTTCTTCCTCTTCTACTACCTTGGATTTCTTGGAGGTTGCCTTCTTTTTCGGCTTTTCTTCCTCTTCTTCGGTTTCGTCCTCATCTTCTTCTACTACCTTAGATACCTTTTTCTTTGAGGTTTTCTTTTTCGGTTCATCGTCATCTTCCGAAGAATCACCGCCCTCATATTGTTCCTTGATCTCTTCTACTCGAGCCAGCCAGTCTTCATCTTCAAACAAACCGATTTCATGTTCTTCATCAAAGTTCTGCAAACCTTCCAGAGCACGATCAAATTCATTCATGCCATAAGGAGGAAGAACTTCGGTCAAAGGCTTCAAACCAGCGAAGTATTCCAACTCACCGTCACTCAAAGGACGAGCGGTCATCTTCTTGGGGAAAGTTACATCATAATATTGTTCACCTTTCTTCTTGTTGGGAGTTTTCATGTACTTAACCATTACTGGTACTCCTTCGTCAATATCGGTAAACGGATCAACCTCAATCGGCTCATCTTCATCTTCGCTGAAAGAAAGTTTGTTTAAGGCATTCCGAACCATGGATTTGAATTCCCAAAGCTTCGCTTTCAGTTCTTCATCTCCCGATACCTTATCGGCATAACACAACCAAGAATATTGAGGATTCAAGCTGTTTGAGTTAGGACCATTACCCGTAAGAGCTTCGATTTTTGCGGCATCCTTAGTGCATTTCTTTTTAGCGAATTTAGTGTATTCATCCACCACATCCAGTTTTGTACCTCCGTGAACGATAGAATCTAAAACAGTTGATCTACGTGGTTCACCGTCTTTGGTGGTAAAAGGCAGCCAATAGCATTTTTTCTTTACATAAAAACCTTCTACTCCCGGATGTCCAGGAAATATACGTACCTTCACCGTCTTACCATCTTCCAAAGAAAGATATTCATTACTTTGTGCGCCAATTGCTGCATTGTCTTCATCAACAATCTTTTTCAGCTTACTGATCGGAGTAGCTTTAAATTGAGAACGCAGACTTGAAACGTTATTACTTTTCTTTACCATTTTTACTAAATATTTTAAATTAGTCAATCAAGTTTTTCGTTTTCTTTATAACTATGTTATTCACTCTTCCTTCGATTACCGATTCAGCAAGATCACCTGGCTGGATAGACAAAGAAAGTTTGTCTAACTTAGAACTTTTATCTTTTGCAGACCAAAATATGGAATTAATATAATCCCTCGTCTTTTGAGTCTCTATGTACTTTTTGCGAAAAATTTGATAACCCTTATCAGCTATAACAGCGTTGTTTAACGCCTCCACCGTAGGATTTTTGCCTCCGTTCTGATCTGCCAACTCTATTCTCAGACGCTCTTTTAGTTTAGCTTCATAAACTTCCAAAGTGAGTTTTTTCTCCGAAACTTGAGATTCAGCTTCAGCGAGCATATTTCCAAATCGGTTTACGATAACAGGAAAAGTTATCATTTCCCCTAACAAATTAGAATAATCAATTTTCAAAAGACTATCTACATCAACGTCTTCCTCAAAAGAATCGAACAAAAGCCGATAAGTTCGGTTGCCGATAGATATAATTTTCTTTTCCATTAATTTTTAGGTTCAATGATCTGTGCCCCCCCTCTCACACGTCTCACTATCTCAAAGATAGCATAGTGACACATTTTAAAGAGGTCTTTGATCAGATGACTTTTTTCTGAACCGTCTGTAATATAACGTTGAGCATAGCGAGAAATTTGATAGACGTTCAGCAAATCCCCCTTCTCGGCATCGTACAGCATCTGCTTCGTGTCGATACCCTTCGTTATTCCCTTAGCATATTTATCCCCATACGTGCCTCGGACGTGATCTATAACCAATGTAATAGCGTTTGCTACGTCTGGTTCTATTTCTGCAATTTCCGAAAGCTGGATATTAGCAAGATTGATTTTTTCTCTCAATGAATTTTCCATATAAATTAAATTAGAGTGGATAATACGGGATAATTAGTAAAAATCCCCGAAAATTCTTTACGCAACATTTCTTGTACTTTCTTAGCTGAATCCTTCATTGCTATTTTACAATACTTCAAAGTTTCCTCAAAAGCTTGATTACCCAAAGATAATTCTCTTTCAATGTAGAATCGTAAAGCCAGCCAGTCGCAAAACTTAACAAATACTTTTACATTTTCATCTACCGACATAAGATTACTCAAAAGCATTTCCGAAGCAGGAGTAACGGTATCTGGCGAAGAAAACTCAGTAAATTCAACCGTAGCTAAATGAGACGATAGCTCATCCACTACCTTGCGAATATCCGTTCCATTAAAATTATTGTATTTCATATCATGAGATAAGTCTCTTCGTATAAGACTTTCGTCCCAATCATGAAACATCGCATAGGTAACGCAATCCAGCTGAAATCTCACCACGTCTTCTCTTATTTCTCTGCCGAATACTTCGGAAAGAAGAATCCTACAAAAAACGGAGACTTTGTAAGAGTGTTGACTCACACTTTCCTGTTTAAATACGTCTCTCTCTTGCCACTGTAAAATATTATCGAGACGCTTCAAATACTCACCATTAAAAATTTTTACAATCATACCAATTTTATTTACAATTTTTATTCTTCAAAAATAGTCCATTCAAATACTGGAACTGAATAAGGTTGTTCTTTGTTTTCCATGTTTTTTTAAATTTACGATATTATATACAATTTTGTTCGATCATCTGAAAACAACGTCTTCAGACCTCGGAATTTATCTTTCTTAACTCTGCCGTTTACGCAGATTACCTTCCCTCGAATGTCTTCTAAACGTTCTCCAATTCTTTCATAAGCATCTGGCCAAAGAGTAACGGGAATGATGGTGTTGTTAGAATCCAAATTGAAGGTAACTAATAAACCGTTTTTAATCTGACGTTCAGCTCCAGCTATAACCTTGCCCGCTATTGCCACTTCATCTCCTTCTTTAGCGTTATTAAATTCCAAACCAGTTACATATAATTTCGCCAATCGTTTGTTGGGAATAGAATCGGATATCAATCCTTCATAATCCACTTCTCCAAAGCCTGTTAAGCTCTTCTGTTCAAATACCCAAAAAGAATTGCTTGTTTTCGCTTCATTCGTTTGATATTTTTCTGGAAGAACATCATTCTTCATTTTAAGATAAGTTTCTAACAAATTCCTTCTATCTCGAGGAGCTTTTATATTTTCTAATAAATCAAACGCTCCGGCTATAATAAGGCATTTTACAACAGTTTTATCGACCTTTGAAGGAACCCTACTCAAGAACTCTTCCAAGGAAAAGAACTCACCGCCTTTTTCCCTCGTTTCTATGATATTTTTTACAGCAACGTCACCCAGACCTTTTATTTTTCCTAAACTAAAGAATATTCGATTTTCAGTAGGATCGCAAGTGAAATTACTATTTGAGAAGTTAACATCCGGAGGACGAATTTCTATTTCCACTCCCGTCTTTTTCATTTCCGCCAATCGGAAGGGAATGTCTGTTTCTTCTGATTCCTGAAGAGAGGTAGTCCAAAATTCCAGAGGATAATTAACTTTAAACCATTGACTCCAATAAGACATTATTGAATATGCCGCAGCATGCGATTTATTAAATCCGTACCCAGAGAACTTATCCAGTTTGCTCCAAATCTCTTCTGCTTCCTTTTTTGAACATCCTTTTTTCATAGCTCCCTCAAGAAATTGCTCTCCTAACGCAGCCATGGCTTTCTTGTCCTTCTTCTTCATGTAAGTACGTAACTGATCGGCTTGTACCAAAGTCAATCCTCCAAGAACGTTCACCGCTTTCATGATCTGTTCCTGATAAACGTAAAGTCCTACCGTCGCTTCGGTTACTTCTTTGAGTCCGAAATCGTAATGAGGTTTTTTCTTTCCATTCTTAATATCAGCGAAATCAGAATGGGCATTACTCTCCATTGGACCAGGACGAAAAAGAGAAGTCATGGCAATAAGATGTTCCAAATGATCTGGTTTTACCTGTCGACAATAGTTCATTAAGCCCATAGTTCCAAACTGAAAAACGTCTTCGCACCATCCTCTTTTGAAATATTTAAAGACTTCGGTATCATCGAATGCTATCTTATTAACATCAATATTCTTCTTTCGATTTTGCTTTATCAAAGTAAGAATGCCTTTGAACTTATCCAATTGAGATAATCCTAAAATATCCTCTTTTAAGAATCCTGATTTATCAATATATTTTCCTTCCCATTCAGAGACTAAAACCCCATCAATCTTTTTAATAGGCATCCATTCAAATATATTGGTTTTATTTCCTCTCAAATCTTCCTTCGGTACGATTACTACTGCTGAAGGATGAACAGATGCCGCCTTGGGCTGGAGTAGGGCGAATTTCGTAAGATGTATGATTTCTGGATTCTCCTGAACAAATTTGAATAAAGACTTTGACTTGGAAGCGTATTCAATTAAATCTCCCCAACTGTATTCAATCTGATTATCTATCTCCTTGGTTAGTTTATTCATTAAATCGAACGGCAAGCCCTTAATCTTAGCGAAGTCTTTCAAACAAGTTTTCAATTTCATGCCTGCATATGTGCCAATAGAACAGGTATAAGCGTACCCATATTTATTTTTGATATACTCTTTAACGTCATCTCGGTATTTCGTTGGAAAGTCTACGTCAATATCCGGCATAGAGTCAGCTGATTTAGCACGTTCACCCGAAACACGAGTTTCATTCAAAAAACGCTCAAACATTAGATCATATTTCAAAGGATCAACGTCCGTAATGTAGAGCAAATAAGCTATTAAAGAACCGCAAACTGAACCACGCCCAGGACCAGTATTTATATCATTATCTCGACACCATTTCATTATGTCCCAAAGAATCATGAAATAATCACATAAACCGTTCGGAACAATAACTCCACATTCCTTTTCTACCCTTTCTAAATAAGTATCAAGCTCCTCACCTTTTTTGTCTGAAAGACGTTCGTTTATCCCTCTTTCAACTTCCTGAAAAAACGTTCCTTCTACGTCTTTGACTTCAAATTTCGGCAGTTTTCGTTCTCCCGTATTAATGGAAAAATCGCAAGCATCAGCTACCTTAACAGTATTCTCTATTCCCGTAATAATAGCCTCCAACAAAGGCTCAGTATTCTCCAACCATTCTTCATAGGCAGAAATAATTTCCGAAACGGATTTATAATATTGGTTATGAGCTTCTGCACTTGCCTTTCCGCTTACCTTATTTAGCATTTCCTTGAGATCAGATTCCTCTTCATCTACATAATAGGAATCATTTATCAAGATAGGCGGTATTTTAGTTCGATAGTTACAAAGATAGACATCAATATTTTCTAAATGTCTCCGAAAAAGCTGAGAAGAGGTATATTCCACGGTATCTATTTGATAATAAACTTTATCAAAAGACTTCTTGTAAATACCTATTAATTTCAATACCGCTTTTCGATCATCTTTAACGTAATTGAATTCACTCTCCTTAGGCACTACGCAGCAGATTCCTTCTCCTAATGAGTAAAGCTCCGTATCAGGGATAAAACCATTGTAATCCACGTTCATAGCCTTGTTAACGAGCAATAGATTCTTCCATCCTCTCTCATTAAGTGCATAGAGCTTTAATTCAAACGTTTCTTGTATATCTACCGAAGCATTATAATTCTTAGCTACTGTAACCGTTTCTCCAATGATAGGCTTAACATCCATCTTTTTACAAAAAGTCTGAAAAGCGAGTGTCCCAGCAAGAGTATTCCTATCACATACTCCCAAGGCTTTGTGTCCAAGAAACTTTGCTTTCTTCGCCCATTCCTCTGCGGGTGAAGAACCATTTAGTAATTCATATTCATCATGAACTCCAAGATGAACAAACTCCATGACTGTAGGCTCCGAACTTTTACCAAGGTATTTGAAATCATTGAATTCTGGTTTATAAATAATTTCATTATATCTATTCTTACTGGTTTTTAATCCAGAGTAATAAAATTTCTCACCAAATTCAAATAGGATATAATTTACTTGCTTATTATCTACCAGATCAAACTCCTCATCTGATAAGATAAAAGCAAAATCCTCATCGATAACCTTTCCATCAAACGGCTGAAGATAGAGAAACTTTCCCACTTCTTCTATTTCGATAATGTCTGAACCATTCGATAAAGAAAGTTCAGACACTACCAATTTATTATCTTCAATCCACTTCTCTAAAGTCGGAGTCATAGTGTACCTAAAAATTTATGTTTCTTATACGGTAACTTTGTGTAAAAGAAGTTTTGCGCTAAATAAGATACATCCCAATCGCTCCATTCAAGCTCGTCGATGATAGAGATTAATTTCAGAGCATCTTCCGCTGCGGTAACTTTATCACCTTCGACAATCTTATGCTTGTATTCCAAATAAACTTTCAAATATGTATAAGCCCTAAAGAGATACTGAGAAAAGTCTTCCAATGCTCTTATTTCTTCTCGATTGACTTCTCTTCCTTCGGCAACCGCCGTAAGACTGTCTATGATAATATTGAGGAAATAATCAATCTCCCGTAAACGATTTCCAGGAACTTCATGAGAAAAAGCGAAATCTACTTTTCTTTCTTTTGCTCCTAAAGCATATAACTCTCCATATTTATTCTCCACATTCCTTTGAGAAAGATACGCCTTATACATTCTTTCAGAAATAGGATTCTTTTGATAGATATGCAAACTTTGAGAGTTGTGAGTTTGCGTACCCAATTCAATTCCTAAACATCCAGCTATCATTTCAGTCAAGAAACTGAATTGAAAGACGTTTGTTGGTAATCCCCAATGCAAATCATTGCTTCGATTCTGGATGGTGGTTATCAACTTACCGTTACGAATCTTCATCATTATCGTATCATTACACGGAGTGTCTTTAGTCTTTGTTCCTAAATCAAACTCCGGATTCCAAATCTGGAGAACTACTTGACGGGTATTAGGATTAGCAGAAAAGATTTTAATAGCATCCGCTATTTGATCATATCCCTGAGAAGCGTGAAGATTCTCTTCTAAAAACTTATCTTCCGCCCGAACGCCCCAGTGACGTAAACGGAAACCATAAGGAGCGTGAAATACTTGACCATCATCGCTAAAGTCCGCCATTCTTTTATTGAAGAAAGTCAAGAACTTAACATCCTTTCTTCCCGTGAAAATCCACATAGCTTCCGCAAGTAAGAAAAAGACATTGATATTTCTATCATATCCCCCGACACATCTCCGATAAGGATTGGTTATAATAGTTTTGAAATCCAATCTCTCTTTTACTAAACCGTCCCGACTGTCTTCCCAAACAATCTTTTCGTCATTCATAAACATGAAATTTAAAGTAGGATACAATTCTGAAAAGGTGTCATTCTTTCCTACTCCTAAATCATCTACAATAATCTTATTGGTATTAAAATTTCCCATATTTTTTAAATTATTAATTTTTCTTCTACTCCCTTTTAGTAACGGTGTTAAGAACTTTGATAAAAAAAAGAAAGGGCTACTTTCTCAAGCAGCCCAAACCTAAATTACTTCAATTAATATCACGAGTTATTACTTTTTCTTTGTAGTCTTTTTGACGGGAGCAGGAGCAGCTTTCTTTGCAGGAGCTTTCTTTTTAGGCTGTTCTTCCTCTTCCTCCTCTTCTTCGTCTTCTTCTACCACCTTCTTAGCTTTCTTTGCAGGAGCTTTAGCGGCAACCTTCTTTTTCGGCTGTTCCTCTTCCTCCTCAGCTTCTTCTTCCTCTTCTTCCGGCTCTTCTTCTACTTTAGCTTTCTTAGCGGCAGGTTTCTTCTTAGAAAGATTGTCTTCCATCTTCTTACGGTTTTCACCTAATTTCTTGTCGATTTTGGTAACCGAAGCAACGATGTCTTCCAGAAGTTCTTTGATGATCTGAATAGCCTCTTCAAGAGTAATGTTCTTGATAAGCGGAGCGCCAGACCAGCAGATTTCAAAGTCAATTCCTTTTTCTTCCAGAATATCGGTTTTCTTAGCGAAAGTCAAAAGATACAAGTTACAAGTTACTTTCTTGCCTTCATCCTTCAAAGCGCAATTTTCAATAAGAACCATGGAGCGGCTACTGTTCTTCCCCTTATTCTTGATAGTAACACCGGAACTTGCTACCCAAGCATATGCGTAATCTTTGTCTGGGAAAAGCTTCTTCAAAGGATCAAAGTAAGCACGATCAGATTCCACGGATTTAGGATTCAATTTAGAACCACGCTTTGCCGGAGATTTCTTAGCAGGAGTTTTCTTTTCTTCTTTCTTTGCAGGAGCTTTAGCGGCAACCTTCTTTTTCGGCTGTTCCTCTTCCTCCTCAGCTTCTTCTTCCTCTTCTTCCGGCTCTTCTTCTACTTTAGCTTTCTTAGCGGCAGGTTTCTTTGCCGGAGCTTTCTTTTTAGGCTGTTCTTCCTCTTCCTCCTCTTCTTCTTCTACTTCCTCAGCAAGCTCATCTGCCTCAGATTCTTCGTCGGTCTCACCGTCTTCTTCGGTTTCTGCTTCATCCAAAAGGAAAGATTCAAGCATTTCCAAAAGTGTATCAGTATCTTCTTCTTCCATCCCATCGATACCTTCTTCACCCAATTTTTCAATGAGAGCTTCTCTTGCTTCTTCTTCGTTCTTTGCTGAAATACCAAGAGCTTTAACTCTTTTTGCTACTGCTGATGTCAATTTTGTTGCCATTTTGTTTACAATTTAAAATTACTATTAGTGTTAATTAATCTTCAAAACTATATGATTCAAAAACTTGAGTCGATTGTCGGAGTTCACTACCATACTTTCGGATAAGTTTCTCTCTTTGTAAGTTTATTATATCTGCGACGCCAAAGGGTTCATCGCCACTTTCCAATATTTCTTTTCTCGCTTCTTTCTCTTTGCTATTGTTAAAATAAACTTTGTTAAGAAAAGTATTGGTATATCCTCGAAGGTATAAACTGAAGATTGCTCGTTCCTTTCCCGTCAACCCTTCCAATAAATTTACGCCATTAAGAAAGAATCTATTCTTATTCGGAACAGTCTCCGTTTCGTTGTTTATTCCGTAATCGTAACTGATTTCATCAATCCTCGTTTTGTAATTTTCCCGAGAAATGTATTTCATAAAATCCTTTACTTTATTAGAACAAGCTCCTTCAAGATAATATCGCAGCGGTACAGGCTTGGGCTTTTCTCCCTTTCGATAAGCCGACCAACGCTTCCCATAAGACTTTATGGTAGTAAATATCTTGATCCGGAACTCTTGAACTAAATCTTCATATTCATATGATAATTCTTCATACGAATAGATTTTGCTCGCATACTTCTTAGCAAGGTATTCATACCTATTATAAAGTACTTCCGAAATCTTTGGTTTTGCTTTCATATCTTTTTATTTTAGTCGTTTCTTGTTTTTCGATTACATTAGCGAAGATAGTAGGTTTTCTCCAAACGGCAAAATATTTTTCCAAAAACTTTTTAAATTACCCAAATATTTAACGTTTACTAACGAAAAAGCCCGACTTTCGTGTAGAAAAGCCAGGCTTTATGTGCTTCCTCTGTTAAGGAAGCTATCGAAATGCAGAAAGAAAGGTATTTATAAGATGCGGCAAACTTCTTCTTTGGTCGCCATTGTATATTCTTCCTTGTCGGGAGAATAAAGCGTTAATGAATCATCTTCGTTAACCTGATCCAAGATATAAATCTCCCCTCTAAAGGAAAATTCATTTCCCGTGGTATAGTAACTTATTAAATCTGCTTCTGATAAAGAGAACTTTGGTTTGCCATTAAGATCAAATAGTTCATCATGAAGTTCTTTCATTTTATCACTATCGTTCAGAATACTATTTAACCGATTACGATTGGCAATATCATTTATCTTTTGAGCCTTATAGCCCATCACCTTAGTCCAATACGCCTTATCCTTTGGACTAAAATATATCTTTCGTCTAAAGTCCGCTATTAAATATTCTTTCTGAATTATCAGAAAATATTCCGCCACTGAGAGATTTCTCGTTTTCATCTTTTCAACTTTCCTATTACATCATTTACAAATTCCCGAGGACGTTTCAAACGTGTAAACACTTCTAAAGCCTCCTCATCGGTACACTCATCAATGTCCTTTTTAGAACTTGTATAAGTAATACTTGTAATGAAGTAATTTTCAAGTTCAAGACCATACTTTTTGATATCTTTTAAAGCATCAAAATCATACAACAATATGACATTAACAACGCCTTTTATCAAAAGTTTTTTCTGTTGAACAGGAGAAATCTTTTTACCAAATGTACAAACGCATTTTACGTCATCTGATTCCCAAAGATGAAGAACTTTATCAACTTTGATTTTATCAAAAATACCCTCAACTAAAATAACCGTCACAGTTTTATCTGAGACTATCTCGTCATACCCAAACAATAGAGCTGAAAAGTCTGATCCTCGGCTATTGTTATATCGCAATTTACCTTCTGGAATCTTCTTTGCTCCGTAACGTCCTAAAAAAGCTCTTATTTCCCCTCCGTCATAAATCGGTATCAATACATAATCCCTATATTTTTTCATTAAGGTGGTATATCCGATATTATAACGTTTGCAGTCAGCATTGGTTATACCTCTATTTATGAGATACGTGCTTGCTCCCGTAACTTTCCATCCCACGGGCATCTTCCTTACAGGCAGAGGAGAAACTTCAACCTCATCAGATTCTTCTTCCTCTTCTCTCATTTCTCGAATAGACTTTATTGTCTTTCTTTCTTCGACCGTAGCGTCCCCCAGAAGGTAGGTTTTATCCAGGCGTTTGAGAAGTTTATAAATACTGCCCGATTCACCACATTTTTTACAATCGAAGAGCTGAGTTTCCTTTGAAATATAAAAATGACGAGCTTTCGAACAAAAGGGACAATCACATATGTATTGTCCTCGTGTATTGAGCTTAGGGTTTATGAGAATACTTCTGAGCTCTCCGTCATCTATCGTTCTTGTCTTTCTTATCATTCTTCCTTATTATTTTCTTCCCTCTTCTCCACCCTTCTGGTATTTCTTCAAAGTTCCCGAATTTTGATTCATAGCCATTAGTTATCCAAATCTTTCCATAAGCTCCATTATTAATACCAGCTCTTTTCCCTCCTAATGAACTTTGTCTCATCTTATTAATAGTTTCCGAACTATGACGTTTACCATACCAATAATTATTTTCTCCGCTATTCATTTTTGATATTTTCTTCTTCGCTTCTTCAGAAAGATGTTTACCATACCAATAATTATTTTCTTTATTTTTTAGCCTCTTCTTTGCTTTTTCGGATAAAATTCTTCTCGCCTCTTCTGTATGATGTCTACCTCGAAATGGAGAAGGTTTACCGAACATGGGATTATTTTTGCCTTGTAATTTAGCTATTTGTTCCTTAGTTCTCTTCTTGCCATAGTTTGGATGCAATTTTCCTCTTCTTCCATACATAGGATTATTTTCCCCCGAAAGTTTTTTAGACTTTATTTTATTAACTTCAGGTAATTTTGAAGGATTTAAAAGAGTAATAGGACCAGGCAATTGATTATATCCTATTTTCGGATCAGTAGCATTGAGTTTCTTAATAAAAAGAGTTTCCCAAGCATTGAGTTGATTTATCGAATAACATAATTTCAAAATCTTTCTTTTGAAGTTTTTTCTTCCATACTTCTTCAATGCATTTTGGAATCTTCTTCCTCCTGATCCTATATACGAATCATTAAATTTCTTACCTCATGCTGTCCTACATAAATCTTTCCATTAACAGTATTAGTAGTTAAATAGATAAATCCGATTGGTTTCATAATTTATTTTGTTTAACTACTAATAACTGATAACCTAATCAATCTTCACTCTCCGTTTCAAAATCCATGGAAAGCGTTCTTTTACGATCATAGAACCTTGCATAATCAAAATTAGTGCAGATATGTATCGGATCACCGTTTTTATGATCACGTAATTTATCGGTATGAAGCCTCATAGTTTGATCTCGTCTTTCGTCATCAGTTTGATTTAAAGTAACGAAAATATCAAAAGGTCTTATCTTTCCTTTATCCTCATTCAGGTTATTTCGAGACAAGACAAAAGCGGGATCGTTCTTCTCTTCTTGATTAACGTCATTACTCTGAGTAGCCGTGTGCACTACCGCATTAAACTCCATGGCTAAAGTCTTCATTGCTTTCGCTAACTTTTGCTGACGAAAACGTTCGTCTTTTGGACCATAAAGGATTCCATCTCCCGTTTCCGCAAGTTCCAAGTAGTCAATGATAATAACGTCTACCTTTCCATGTTTCTTTTCTATTTCTTTTAGTTCTCTCCGAATATCAGCAATAGTTTTTCCTCCCCACTCTTCGGAAGACGAAACATAAATATCAGAACGCTTTAACTTCTTTACTACTCTTTGGGTTATTTCCATCGTCTTAGCGGAAACTTGACCCATTTTCATATCTTGATAGAGCGTACCCGTCCAAGCAGCGTCATAACGATTTAGGCATTGCTCCTTCGTTCCTTCTAACTGAAAGTGGGCTACTCTATGTCCTTGTCTTGCGGCATTAATACCCAGCTGAACTAAAGCCTGACTTTTACCCGCTCCAGACATACCTAACCAAAGAACGCATTCTCCGGATTCTGGTCCCCCCGAAGCTCCACCTAAACGATAATCTAAATCATCAATACCCGTGGGAACCCGAAAGCGAAAATTATAATCCTCCGAACGACGACGAATCATTCGTTCTCCAAAACCTTCAAAAACAGATTCAAAAGATGCATCTAAAATAGAAAATTTTTCCATTTCTTCCGCAAACTTTGAGAACATATTATAGGCTTTTTCTTTCTCTCCTCGATTGTACATATCCGCTATCTTATCATTCGCCTCCAAGAACTTCATCTGTCGAAGGTATTCTTCAAAGGTTTTCAAGATAGTGTCATGTCCTTCGCTGGATTCGTCTACTTCTACGTCTTGAATTTGTTCTACAAGGTCTAATACCTTTTCCGAAGAAAGAAACTGCTGCTGCATCTGACCTATGGTCGGAACCCTTCCGCAACGGTCATGAAAACGTACCGTCCATTGCCATAGTTTCTTCTCTGCTTCTTCCTGGAGATAAGAAAATTTTAGATATGCTTTGACTACATCGAAAGTAGTCCTACGATTCAACGCATAAGCAATTAACTCAACAATGAAATTGCTCGCCAGTCTATCAGAAATCATAATTTTTCGCCCTCAGAGAGTTTTCTATGTTTGACATTACGATATTTCCCCTCTCCAGCCAGTTCCTTCTGTTTAGAATTACGGATAAGCTTAACATCTGAAAAACAGCCTTCAGAAAAATAAACTCTATCGCAAAAAGTTTCACTTGAACGAACGTAACGAACCTTGTAGAGTTTATATCCATAAGGAGTTTCTACCACTTCCTTAACTCTGAGCCAATGATCAAACAAAAAACCCTTAGTGTGCAACTGATAAGCTAATTGCGGATTCTCTTCATTTATCTTTTTATAACTCTTCGCTTTGATTATCATATCCTCTTTTTTTATATACCTTGGGATATTCTCTTTTTAGAATATCTTTACATTCTTTTTTAAAAACACATTTGGCACAATTACTGCTCTTATGAAAATAGAGAGTAGTATTAGCTATGCACCAAGCCAGTCCCCGCTTCGTATTGTGAAACTCCGCTTTGAAGTTTTCCTCTACGGGACGGATCGAAATAATTAACTCTGGAATACAGGACTTAATCCGAACTACATTTATCTTATTCTCCTTCTTTAAACCAATTCGAGTGAGATAAACGTTCGTCTTCATTGAATTTTTATTCCAACGGTCTATTGCCGCTCTCCCAAATATCCAATTAAACCTTACCGCCCGAGAATAATCTCTTTCATTCCCATCGTTAAACCAACTTTGAATTCCATATTCAGCAAACTTTCGGATAAAATCTTCTCCCACTGTAGGAAAAGCTTCCATAAAATATCGCCAAGAAGCGGTATCAGCGTCATTGCAACGATAGTCTAAACGTTTCCGCTTTGTAACCTGACAAATCAATTCAACGAACGTATCTACCGCATACCGAAAAAGCCTTATTTGTTTTCTATTCTGAACCATTTCTTAATCCAACGCTCTAAAGTTTCATAGACATCATCGGCAGAAGTATCCAGTATTCCTACATGGTTCTCCCCGATAGCTTCTACGTATGTATTTAACCGTGTTTCGCTATGATCGGAGAAATAAGCATCGTACAAATCAAAGAAGTCAATTATCAAACTTCGGCTCTTGGTTTTAGTGGTTCCTAAAACACGTCCTTTCTTCTGGATAGTATTAGCATCCTCCAAACCGCCATCTACGTTTATCAACACTTCCACCTCCGGAAGAGTCACGCCTTTTTTGAAGATTCCGGAAGCTGAAAGAAAACCGCCTTTTCCTTTTAGGAATTTTTCCTTTGCTCGCTCACGCTCTTCCCCGCTCGTCTCTCCGCTAATAAAAGGTATTCCTGTAAGACGTTCCACGTCAACGCCATGATCTATGCTTTGGAATAACACAAGCGTTTTAAGTTTTAAATCCCGAAGAATCTTCAGAACCCGAATCAGAACCCTATTGCGTATTTCATTCTCCAAAATAAGCTTCTTTCGCATCTCCGAATAATCGTCTGCTTCCAATTCATAATCAATATCATTATGATCTACCAAAAGCATGAACACTTTGTAGTCGGAAAGAACTTGTCTTTCTCTTAACTTCTTCTCGGTTATGGTATAGACTACGTCCCCGCTCCAAGCTTTCAATTTTAGATTCTGAACTAAAGCATTGGAACGAAACGGAGTTGCGGAAAGACAAAGAAGGTATTCCAAGCTGGAAGCCTTGCGATAGAGTCGTAATTTAGAATCAGAGCAATTGTCGTGAACCTCATCCACGGTCAAAAACTTCAATTCCTTAATATACTTTCGCAATTGGTTTTGTTTCTTTCGGTCTTTACATCGAGCAGAAAAAGTGGATTGTAAGGTTTGAATCATTGCTACGGTAACTCTCTGACTTAAATCTATCTTTCCGGCACGTATCTCCCCAATCTCTATTCCACCATAAGGAATGAAAAACTCCTTAATATCCCCCACTGCCTGATCAAAAAGCGTAGTGTTATCTACGCAAAAGAGAAACGTTCCTGTATCAGACTGAAGAAAGATTCTCAATATCTCCGAAGCAATGAAAGTTTTTCCTCCACGGGTAGGAACGATTATGATCCCAAAACGTTTTCGATAAAAAGCTTCCACGGCTCGACGCTGGTGAATATACTTTCCGGACATTCTACCGTCTATCTCCGTTCCCTTGGGGAGTTCATAAACATAATCCGTAATCTCGGTTTGAGCATCTACTCCTTGTAAGTATTTCTTCAAAGTAGGCAACATTCCAATAGGAAAAGTAAATTTGCGTTTATCAAACTTCTCAATTTTTCGACTGAAAGCGAATATATCGGGATTATCAAACGTCAATGCCTTAGCAACGTGTCTTATACCTTGCTTATTGGATAATTTGAAACTATATTCAAAATTATTTATTCGATTTATTTTTACAATTGGTATCATTTCTTTTATAACCCAAAAATTTCTTCAACGCTTCCTTGGGAATTAAAATTAGAATTTTGTCGGAAAATGAAAGAAAGATTGTATTCCTTTCGTAAGGCAGTTCCTGAAGTAAGAGAAATGTGACGCAAAACTTTATATCTTCCTGGTCGATTCGTCTTGCCTAAATATCCTACCTTCTCTGCCATATTTCGATAGCAATCCAATGTTACAGGTGAATATTTCAGACCAAAGCTCTCAGGACGATCCATAGCATTATCATTATAGTTTTTGTCAATTTCTTTCAAAATCTCCAATCTGGTAATCTCTTCTCCAATTTCTTTAGAGTTTACCAAATCCTTAAAAATACTCCAAACGGTTTTCTTTGATTTCATTTTCTTACAGTTTTTTTACTTCGGGTGATAGGGAAGTAAAGAAGAAGTTTACCCCCTAATCCCCCTAAAGGTTTGACAATTAGTTTACTTCGGTATGATGGTCGCAGGTTGTCAGAATGTTTACCCCTTAATTATCCAAGGACAGTGCCTGCACTTTGTAGTGGTACTGATTAAAATGTTCGCACTTACATCCTTCTAAAACTCTGTCTCCCGAGATGGATAAAAAGAAAGAGAAACAATCCAAATAGTCTTGTCTCCCTTTCCCGCATCAGCAATGATACTTCTACTTCTCTGAAAATCTTATACCTGTTTTATAGACGAACCTGAAGAGAATCACGACGGTCTAACAAAACCTCCTTGATTTGATTTAACTTGGGATCATTCGGAGAAGCTGTAAGATGTCTTTGAACTCTTTTCAATTGAAGATCAACATCGGCAACAGTGAGATTCTGAGAATCGATAGCCTTTTTGAATTCCCTTACCTCAGGCATGTAGCAAGAGTCAATTTCGTCTACCTCATCAGCCTCTCTTCCGATGGCTCCCGTGCTGCTCATTGCCTTCTCGATGATTGTAGGCTCAATCGTAGCTCCTTCGTTCATTACTCCTTTATTGATCTGATTCTCTCGAGCTTGTCGAGCAGCTTCAATACTTCCGGCAATATCAAGATACCTTGATCCAGCTCTCTTGTAGATATTATCTAAATCCATAACTTTTAGTTTTTATTGTTCTACAATCTTTATAACTGTTTAAAGACTTCTTTAGTGGAAAAAGCTCTCTATTCTTGCTTCTTATCTAAAACAAGCAAAGTACATGATCATCAACATTATAAGATGAGCTAATGTTTACTTAGAAAACTAAAAAATGGGAGCTATCCGTGAGGACGTTCCCATTTTTAGTCTCCATAAATCTTTCGTATATTTGCGATGCAGTTCTCCCCAGAATGTGCAATCGTAAATCAAATTAGTAGTATTAACCATTAAAAACAAAGAATTATGGAAATAGAAATTTTCAATTTACTTATACTTGAGCTTATTGCGTCCTCTCGGATTTTTAGCTCTAAACTTACTTTTATGGTTTTTCTTTTAGATTTTAAAATAAGTATTGCTGAGACACCTTAACGTCTTGTTGGTAGCATTCTTTCCAAACTTACCTTCACTTACAATACCAACCGTGATATTGTTATCATCATCGAAAGTCTCACCCTTATTGAGCGAATAATGGAAAGTAGAGTTACCAGCGATTTGAATTAATTGCATCACTCGTATGAAGCTACCGTTCGCTCCATTATCCAGTGCAATACCATCTATGAAAGAATCAGCAGGAAGAGCTTTCCTTACATTCATATTATCTACAAATACAACGCCCATTCCCTTCTCAATATAAGTAGAAGAATTTACCTTAAACAGCTGAACGTCTTTAAACTCCGGCAACCACTCTTGGTTGATATCATATTCTTCTGCCGTAGCAACAGAACCTATAACAGCCGTTATTTCGGCTATAATTTGGGCATTGGTATAAGAAGGCATTGCATTTTCAAGCGTTCCATTATAGTTTTTATTGAATACAATATTATAAGAAACGCCATCAATACTAACCGTAAGTGTCTTATTGTTAGTAGAACAATCTCCTAACCTCTTACCCAGAGGAGTTAAATACTTTCCACCAATAGCCGATTCAGCTATATTAGCAAAGCCAATTGCTTCACCCGCTAAACCATTACCACCATCTCTATATTGATATCCGTATTGTTCAGCTCTATTGTATCTATTTCTCGAAACTAAAGAAACTTCATCACTAAAACCAATGATAGAGAAAGCAGAGGACGAAGGATCAATCCTAACGGAAGAAGCAGAACCCGTAGAATTGCTAACTATTCGAAGAGCTTTGGTAAGAGATGTTGGAGTTTGAACTGATAAAGGATTCATATCCTTCATATCGCAAACATAATTCAAAATATCGGCTCGAAGTTTAACATCTTCATTTACCGAAGAAGTATATTCAATTCTGCCGTGTTTAGGCATAGTGCAATTTCTGAACTTAATTTTAGAGGCTACCAAAGAATTCAATCCCTGTATAGTTATTTCTCTGGAATATCCTACACTATCCAAGAAATTACAACTGTCAAAATACAATAAGCTTCCGTCGGTAAAGTTTTTATTATCATGAACATAAGTCCAACCGTCTGTACCTTGTAAGTAACAATTCTTTAAAGTTAATTGTTGACCAGAAGACATACCAAATCCAGATGCAGAACCTCCTACGGTACCAATAGAATCTCCGTACTTGCCTTCATGTATTAATCTACAATTTTCAACTAATTGTATGTAATCCTTACAACCAGACGTTCCTCCGTCTATATGGAGAGGATACCTAATATTTCTAACTACAAAAGTTACATTGCTTATCTTCGCTTTTGAGTTCCAAAAAGCAGGTTGATAATTACCGTAATCATTCTTCACAAAGCTCGGCTTTTCAGCTTGTACTTCAGACAAAGTTTGAGAGAGTTCACATCTTATAATACAACTTTCTTTATCTATACCATCAAGATGAACATAGTCTTTATGTCTGATATAAACCCAAGCTCCAAGAGACGGAATATTCAAATAGTCATTAGGAGAAGTTATAAGAAAATTCCCCGTAGCTCTAACAATATATTGATTAGTCTCACTCGCATCGGCAATTGATTCAAAAGCTTGTTGAATTGCTAAATTACCTTTGAAATCCGCACTGGAATTTTCATCTGAATTAGCTGTTATGATTGTATATTTTACTTCTGAATTTCTACCGTACAACTCTTTTATAGCTTCGGGAGCTGTAAATTCGGTTTCGATTCCTATGGATGGAATCGTCCAAACTGCTTCTTTTGTATAATCAAGGACATTAAAGGGTTGAGTGATTACATTTCCGCTTGATGAATTCGTCAAATCAAGACTATTGGTATATAACCAACCTTCAGGAGTTTCTTCTTCTTTTGCCGATAAAGAAGGAATGGTAACTCCAGAATTAACCCATGAAGGCAATTTATTCAGTTTAATAGAGGATAGCAAAGTAACAGTAATTACCTTACCCCATAAATTTCCTAAATTGCTAATAAATCCAAAATAACTACCTGCTCCCCAACCCGCACCTACAGGAATAGTTAGAGTTTGTCCATTAAGAGCAGCAGTTTTATTAGAGGTTGCTACCAAGGAATTTCTGTACGATTCGGTTTCGATATTGATATGATTAATATCATACACTTGATTTTGAAGTTCAGAAACGTTCTCTCTCACCGATTCAATTTTATCTTTCAGTGTTCCGTTATATGTATAACCAATATCATTAAAAGATAAAACATTGGCTGTAGTTAGATTCAATATCTGTTGAGGAACTACATAAATGAAAGATACGGAAGGTTTAAGAGTATTGATATATGCCCATCCTCCTTGTACTCTGAGTTCTATGCTATAAGTGCTTGGTATTTCGGTAGCATTATTGTAATACTTAGGCAAAGAAGTTAGTTTCTCTTTGGACGTGAGAATTACAGTTATTTCTTTATTGGTTAAAAGGGAACTATTTATTCCGTACCAACTTCCTGGTCCTATATCAGAAGGATTTGCAGGTACGACCAGTTCTTCATTTATCAGATAGTTTGTTCTATTAGAGGAAGGAGTTATTTGATTTCTTATGGAATCTATTATAATGTCCTCTTTGAGTTCATTGTCGTTATTCGTAGCTATCTCATTGGTATCTTGAATAACCTTTCTTAGCGTGTCGGTGTTGTAAACGCCTAATTCAGCATAGGAAAGCGTGTAAGTTTTGGAAGTGTCCAGATTGTTGTAATAGGGTAGAAGTACTGATGTCCCCCCCCCCGTGAAGTTGAGGACGCAAGCATATACAATTCCCTTTTCAGTTCTAAACGTATAACTATCTATAATTTCAATGAATTGTCCAGCTCCATTAGTGAACACTGGAGTGTCTACTTTAAAATACTCATTCGACAATATTTCAATGTAGAGTTTTTCTCCGATATAAGAGGAAAGACCAGTAACCACACCGTAATAATCCGCTGGGGAATAAGTAGCAGGACCAATAGTAACTACTCCGTTGACCAATGACCCCTTATTAGCAGAAATAGTTAGCGAACTCAAGAAGGAAGGGAAAGAATTAATTTGTTGTAATTCTCTAATACCTCTTATCCATTCACTTACTGTTTTCTGACTTATCACTCCCGTTTCGCTATCCCCCAGTTCTTGAAGAATAGAGATATTGCTACCATAAGGAAGTTCGGTAAACGTATGAACACCGTCTCCGGTCTTATACGCTGTCCAAGGACCATCTGGATCTTCTTTTACAAGAATAAATTCTCGATCATGTATCACAGGATTCTTCGCTTCCCATTCGGAACGTAAATCCCCTCTGAATTGTCCTAAAAATGCCATGCTAAATCTTATTTAAAATATTAATATTATTTCCAAATGATCTGTCATTCAGCGACATTCCACTTTCGACGCCAAAATTATTATCCACAATTACATCTTCCCTTCCATTAATTGCTGAATAAACATTACAATTAATTGCGGTTATATCGAAATTCTTAACAGAATTAACGGTATATCCTCTTAAAGTTATTGCTAATTTATCCTCGCAATAAATATCACATCTGATCATTTTTAAAGCTTGAGACGTGCCCGCTCCATCTGCTTTTGCGTGGACATACACTGTTCCTCTCTTATATTCTTCATAAACTCCAACTCCGGAATATAATTCCGTGTCAATAAGCTCAATTGAATAATTATTATACGTTCCAGCGCCAATACAAGGACGATTAGCATTTACCAATCTACATCCTATTACTTTCAATGATCTTCCGTAAGAATTGACAGCACTTTCAGCGTGAATAGTATAAGCCATATCTTTAGCTGGCCAACCTTCTGGTAGAATTACCCCATCAATAGCAGGATCAGGATTGTTTGCTGTTTCGATTATCGTCATATTTTGAACACTGCCTACATTCATTTCAAGTGGAGGAGTTCGATAATCAGAACTATCATCTCGAAGAATGCAAGTTTCTCGGCTTATACCAACAAGATTTATATTCTTCCCCCAAGCCTGAACTCTTTCGTTATACACTCCCGGATAAACGATAATAGTATCTCCATCTCTTGCAGTGTTGACCGCAGACTGTATTGTAGTAAATTGTTTATAGGCTCCTACTTCCAAAGCTCCTAAATTTCCGACATCTTTCACATCATTATTTACAGGAATAGTATAAATTATTCTGGCGGCCAAAGCTCCGAATGTCGAAGTGATATCTGTGAATGCTACCTGATTACCAGAAGCAACGGGGATAGAAAATTGACCCACGGTGCTGTTAGTCGTTGACGAATTTAGCATTCCTATACATCCTGTAACTCCCGTCTTATTGACGAATGTAAATAAAGTATCGTATTCAACTGTTTTACCTATATAAGCCGTTATTGGCGTTTCTGTAGTTCCCGTGGCGACTATGTCTAAAGAATCAATAACCGTTAACACCCCATTTTCCAGCTTCCAAACTTCCATTAAGGATGTGCCGGCTTGTTTGGGAATAAAAGAAAATGAAGTTATCGTACTACCAGCGGGGACTAAAGAATTGGGTCCTCTTCTGTTAGTGGTAGTCATGTCTACCGTAGGAGTATTCAAATTAGATATAGCACTCCTTGTTTGTGTTTTAGTTGTTATCAAATTAGGAGTTATTCGATTTACGGTTAATCCCTTCGGGACGGCCATTCTTACCGATTCCGCCTTTATGATGATATCTATGTTATGTTTTCCAGCAGGTTTCCAACTATTGTAATTTGTAACAAAGGTAGCTTCGCTGGGCGGACCAGACCAACCTGTTACAATACTCATAGGGACGAAAGTTTCAATATTACCAAATATATGATAATACCTTCCTTCCTGTACGGTCATCCAAAGTTGGGAGACACTAATGCCTAACCTATTGTCATAATCTACAATAGGAATAGAAACTTCTGAAGTACTTATGGGGAGTAAATCCGCTATATTATTGCTAATGAAATCAGAACTTCCTCCAGATAAACTATCACTCGCTTCTAAACTCTTTACTAAATCTGAATCCCTGGTTGATGCTTCACAAGTAACAAGAGTATCGCCAATAATATCCGCCATTCTGTGTTGAATCCAAGCTCCCTTATTTCTGGTAGGATGCCAACCATATTCCACACCGTCAATAATCTCGGTATTGTTAGAAGGATTATCACAATGAAGAATAGAAACTTGTGCTCCAGTAACAGGATGAACTTCATTCTTGCTGAAACCAATTCTTTTGTCTAATTCACAAAGAGTGAATCCCCATTTTGCTTGCAACTCTCTAATACTATTATTGAAAATAGTTCTTGCATCATGCCAGTGAGTTACGACTACTACTCGATATGGCTTCCCGTCTTTCGTCCCATACCATCTGCTATTTGTATTCAAACGTGCAGCGTAACATTCCGCAGCGTATTTCTTCAATACATAGTCCCATTGAGCCGAACGATCCGTGAGCGGAAAGACGTAATCTTCATAATTCTCTTTTAGATTGGTGGTATCTGTCACCGTCTGATTGTGCGAATGGAAAATGAGGAATATATCAAAATCTTCAAATTCCTCTTGAGTATACAAAGTACCATCATGCATCTTTTGAGCCGTATGTTGCATAGTTTCTCCACTCACCGCTTTATTGTATCCCGTTATCCCAAGATCATCGCAAACATAACGGAACCATTCGTTATCAGGAAAAGCAAAGGACGCTCCAGTCAATAGAACGTTCTTTTCTTCGGAGGACTTACTTCCCTTCACTTCCAGAACGTATTTGGTCCCTGCATATGCTTCGTATGCTGTAGCGGCACTTCCTACTTCTAATTGAGGATTAGGAACGTAATTTACATTAACATTGCTACTTTGAAGTACCATTCTTACATAGAATGTCTGACCATCGTCTACATTTGCCGTAAACGTACAACTCCCCTTCAATCCCGTAGAATCTACTACCATAGCATGAGCTGTTCGTTTCAAGAAGTTTCCATCTTTATCGAAATAAGCCAAATACATATTGGTGATCGTAGGACTAAATACTGCTAAATTAGAAACAGTGTAAGTAGTTCCATCTTTCAAGAATAAGCGGTTGCTTGCTATACCTCTATTAACAGAAATCCATAGTCCATTCTGTAAAGAATAACCGTACAAAAGGTTATTCTCATCAATGTAGTTTTTGCCAATAGGATATTCATTATACCCCATTATAGCTTTAGAAATAAAATCCTGTTCGTTTTTATCAAATAACCAACCTTGAAAAGCAACTGGAGTAGAAGCAACCAAACCTCTCTCTAATTGCATATCAGAAGCATCAAGGACACCAGATACGCTCAATACTATTCTTTCGTAGGCGACACCTTCAGGTTTGTTGTATTTGAAAGTCAATTTAAGATTATCCTCAGAGGCATAAGTTACAACAGTTCTCCCTAAATGATTTCCAAAAACATCAAATTGTGCAATATACACATTCAAATTAGTGGGATATGCTCTCACATTCTGTATAGTGTAATAGGCAGTGTCCATATACAGTTTACCGGAACTTATATAGTCGGGATTATTTTCCCATACTCCTTCATTATACGCCCATCCTTTTAGCACATTGTCTGTATCTAATAAATTGACACTAATTGGAGTGGCTTTAAAACTACTTGCAAGACATTGCGTTAATAAGTCATTATCTTTTAATTGAAAACCTATGTCCGAAAATTTTTCTTCAATAATCGCTTTTTCGTAAAATTCAGCATTCTCCACCAAGAATCCGCAATCAGATTTTATCTTATTAAAAATAGCTTGATGTCCCAAAACCGAAGGATGTTGACCATCGTCCAAAACATAACCAGTTTTCCATGTCAATCCGTCTGAAGTACAAGCTTCATTAGCATCGATATAAGGATAACCCGAAGTTCTGATCCAATTGTTAATAGCTTGCATTTTAGTAATGTAAGCAGTGGATTGACTTACCCGAGGACAAACCGTAACGAAAACGGGAAGCGTATTGGTAAGTTCACACATTTGAATCATATACGCTACGTATTTATACCACGTATTAAAATCAACGTCGTTATCCCCGTAGGCAATGATTGCGTACGCACTATTTACTTTTTCTATTTGAAGTAAGGTTCTTGAATCGTCGCTCAGAGAAGTGGCTCCTCCGTGCCCGAACAAAAGACATTGATATTTCCCAAGAACCGATTGAAGCAATGCACTATATCGCAAATTCTTAGTAGCTTCTATTGAATTTCCTTCAATGAAGCTGTCTCCATAAACCGCTACCAAGGGATAAGACTTCTTAGGATAGCTCATCACAAATCCAGAGAACTGGGCTTGTCCCGTTCGATTAATTGCTACTGGATATCCCCAAGCATAAGGTGCAGCGGTTGTTCTGAAAGAAGCAAGAAGCTCTCCCGTTTCTTCATCGTATAACCGTCCCGTGATAGCTGATTTCTCATCGGTAGTTTTTATCAATTGTAAAACATACCATTTATTCAACACTAACTCAGTAGCAAGCTTTTGTCTTACTCCAGTTTGTTCGGCAAAAGAACCGTTAGGACGATAATAAGATTTCAAATAAGAACCCGTAGAATCCTTGCACATCATTATCCAACGGTCAACATATCCAGCCGTTGGGGAAGTTTTACCGATACCAGTTTCAAATCCTCCTCCCGTAGCAACAGTGGATCGAACTCTACAACTCATTACAAATTCGTCCTCAAAGGTTGGAGTGTCGTATCGAGCTTGGGTAAAACTTCCTCCTGTTACGGTTAAATCTTTTCCCGATCTACTCCAAGTACCAGTTACATAGAATTTATCAAAGCCATCGACAATAATCTCTCCTTTATCCTCGCTTAGCATTTGAGTACGATTGGTTCCATTAATTATCTTAATAGTAATCGGCATACCCGTAGCCATTGAGAATCTAACATACAAAGCTCCTTCGGGAACGCTAACAAAATTAGCATCGTAAGCGGTATTGCCTCGAATCAATTCCACGGGAACTTTTGCTCCATCGTAGAAAGCAATTACTGCTCCACCTGTTGTTCCATATAGATTCTTGTTGAAAATTAATTCTCCTCCTACCACGGGGATAAAATCAGTAGCATTCCAACTGGCATTAGCAACGTCTTTACCTGTTACGGGATTTATGTACATTCCCTCAACGATAAAATCCGATTCGCTAAATTGACGTATTCCCTTGGTAGATTCTTCGATGTTAGGCAAATAATCTGGTTTGTAAAAAGAAACCGCTTGATTTAATCCCGTAACGTTGTTTAGACGGGTAAACCGCAAGAATCTTATATTATCACTATCTACAATATATCGTCCCGTTTCTCCAGTCAAGCTGGAAGTAATTACACACTTATTGAGAATAATATTTTGATTAGCATCAAAGGCAGCAATAGCAATACTGGAAGTGTAACCATAGATAGTATAATCTATAATCTGTCCATTATCTACCTGAATAAAATCAGTAGTCAAACGAGATGGCTCATACGTAACCTTTCCCGTAATAGGAGCGTAATAGATATTGTAAAGATAATCATTAACGTCTAAATCACCAGGAGGTTGAATTACGTTCACGCTTGAAGCTAAATCTTCCCAATTCTGAAGAGTGGTGAAAGGAGTACCGACGTTTTGATATCTCTTCCATTCATTTGTTTCACTGGAAATGAAAGTTATTACCAAACCTTGTTTTAAAACGGAGGCAGGAATGACCGCAATAGCTTGAGACAGCGTAAACTTATTCGTTCCGAAGGCAGGATCAGCGGCAATCTCATTAGTATGCAGATTACTTATATTATAATCATTGATTATCTGTCCTGTGAATTTCTGAGAAATTCCCGCTTGTTCATTGTCTCCTAATTCATTCAAGAAAGTTACATTGCTATTATATCCCAGATCGTTGAAACGAGAATACCCGTTTCCCGTCTTATACCCGATAGTATAGGTATTAGTGTTGTCTCGAACGATAATAAATTCACCATCCGCCAACATTGGATTAATAGTAGACCAATTCTCCAGAGTATCTCGTCTAAATTGCCCAAGTAATGCCATAATATTTTAACATTTAATTATTTGAAATCTTATGACTACTTATAACTGTCAATCATATACGAAAATCCCCTTACAAGACTTTCATCTCATAAGGGGAATAAGTTCAATTTTAAAAACGGAAGAATACAAAGTCTTTTAAATCAACTTGACAAGTTAGCAGCTTTGTCAAGAATGTATATAATTATACTTGACTTTTAGAAAACGGGAGATTGTATAAAAAGAAGAACGCTGCATCCGGCACATGGATGTTAGTTGCGTACTATATTTAACTGTAGTTCTCACCTCCCGTTTCTAAAAGACAATTTATATTTACAAATCCTCCAACTCTTTTCCAATTTCTCGACAAGCGTCATTAACCGCCTGCAAAAGATACGTTTGAGCCTTTTCAGAAAGTATAACAGAAATTGGTAAACTCATAGGCGGCATCTTCCCTTCTGTTTTCAACCTATTGGTTTCTTTAAACCCTCTTTTTAACTCCTCCTGAAGTCTCTCCAATTCAGATATTCCTTCATCTAAATCAATAACTTTCTTTACTGTTTCTTTGTCCATAATTTCTTTATGTATTTCATTAGTCTTTTATACCAAGTCAATCTCATGCCCTCTCTGAAACGAACGTCTTCGGGATTAAGTCTCTTTAGACTTCGAGGACTAAATTCTACGTAAGCACTTCCAAATGTTATTAGATCACGTATTATCATTCGCTTTATTATCTAAAATAAAAAGTCGGAGGTATCTCTCATACTTTTGAACGAACAGAAAAAGGGATTGAGTATGTCGTTATTTTCAAAAGAATATATTTGTAATTAGCTCCAATCCTCCGACTTTATTGTCTATAACTTTGTAAATTAAATTATTGATATTAAATTACGTAATTCATAAATCAATCCCTCGTAATTTTGAAGTTTATCTACTAATCTATACACACAATTTCGGATTTCAGCCTTAACCCTTTGGACATCCTGATCTGAATTTAGAGAAATCTCTTTTATCGGTGACAACACCGAAACAGGATACAGAAGTTCATCTGAAATATGGCTGCAAATATCTTCAAAGCTGGATATAGAAGAACTGAAACCTTTCTCTGAGAGTGTTACTTCAAACTCTCTAATTTTAGATTTAATTTCTTCACCTTTCACTA